CGCGCCCAGCTATGATCACCTATCCGTCGCTGACAACCGGCGCGGTAGGATTTGTTATTGATGGCGGTTTGTTTATGTCAGCTCCTACTGTCGTGCAGCAGGGCTCAACTCCGATTACGACGGCAGCGACGCTCGCCAACGTCTTCGGTGGCCGTTCCGACATCGTCAACATTCAGCCCGCACCATGACCAGCCGGCGCCCTCCTTCGTCGCCTCCCCCGAAGTCGCCGGCCAAATCGGCTGCCAGCTCCTCGGCTGGCAGCCGTGCGTCAGGACCGAAGAAGCCTGTCGAAGACGATCCCGAGATGCCGGAGGAAGAGGGCGACCCGGAGCAGCCGATCGAGCAGGGCGATCCTGAGCTGCCGGCCGAGCCGCCGTCCGAGTTGCCAACGACGCCGCCGGCCGATCTGCCGACGGCGCCGCCGCCCGGCATGCCGCCGCAACCGGCCATGGCGCCGGCCGAGATGCTGCCGAAGGATGAGCGGCCGATCTCGCTTTTTGCAGGGGTTCAGCCGCTGGCGCCACAGAAGCAGCAGACGCCAACCTACTCGCTGGCGATCACCGGCTCGTCGGTGAAGGTGCCGATCCCGGTCGTGACGCTCGATGATCAGTACGTGCAGTCGACGGCGGCCATGCAGGCGGCCATGGCGCGTGGAATCATGCCGTTGTGCCGGAATCCTGACGGCTCGATGAGCTACTACCACTTCGACATGGAACACACGCGCCCCGGAGGGGCCATCGTCCTGCGGAAGGCTTGAGAGCCCGCCTGCCAGCGGGCAGGAGGCGGCTCGTGCGCTATTGGATCGCGTCTTTAATCTGTCTTTTTTGCTTGTTGTCGGGCGCGAACGTCGCTGCCGCCCAATCCTATCTTTATTGCAATGTCACCGGCAGTGTCTGGCAGCCGTGCAGCGCCGCAAACCCGCTGGCGACGACGGCTGCGGTCTCGGCCTCGATCACCGGCTGGCCCGGCACCATCCAGACCACGGGCACGCCGCTTGCCGTGACCAATGCGAACACGACGGGCACTCTGCCGGTCGGCGCCGTGGTGACGGTCAGCAATAAAGACACGACCAATCCGGTCTATTGCAAGCTCGGCGCGACCGCGACGGTCAACGATCAGATCGTGGCGCCGATGAGCTGGTTTGCCTTCACGACCGGGTCGAACACGCAGATCTCCTGCATCACGTCCACGGGCTCGGCGGCTGTCAATCTGTCCGGTGGGTCGGGCTTGCCGACCGGTGCGGGTGGGGGAGGTGGCGGCGGGGGAGGTGGCGGGTCGAATGCGTCAGTGGGCACGGTGCCCGGCACGCTGCCGGGCTCGGCGACTTATCTTGGCGTGAATGTCGGCGGCACCTTCACGGGTCTGACCGGGTCGGTGAACGGCCTGAAGGTCGACGGCTCGGCCGTCACTCAGCCGATCAGTGGTACGGTGACGGTCGGCAGCGGCTTGATCAGTATCAATGGCAACGTCAATGCGGCCCAGGTCGCGCCCTGGTCGACCCGCACCCAGGACGGGGCTGGGAATGCGATCACATCCGACGCGCGCGGGGCCGCGCGCCCACTGGCGATCGAGGTGCTCGACGCTTCGGGCAATCAGGTGACGAGTTTTGGCGGGGCTAACCCCTCGGTCAGCTCGATTGGCGGGACGCCGCCAGGGTCGGGTACCTACTTGGGCATGAGCCAGAGCGGCTCGCTTGTCGGTCTGACCGGGGTGTCGGGTTCGCTCAACGTCAACGTGACCAACCTCGTGAGCCTGGGGCAGGCGGCAAACACGGGTTCGACCCCGGTCACGATCTCCAGCGACCAGCTCAAGGCGGCCGGCACGGCCTGCACAGGTGCCTGCGTGATGGCCGTGCAGGGCATTGCCGGCGGCACGTCGCTCAACGTGGCCGTAACCAACCTCAATCCCAATAATCAGCAGATCATGGCGTCCTCGACGCCGGTCGTCATCGCGAGTGATCAGGCGTATCTCGGCATCTCGCATGGTTGGACGCCGCTACGGCTCGCTGCGTTGACCAACACGGCAACGACGGTGAAGACCGGTGCCGGGCAGCTCGGTAAGGTCTATTGCGCCAATCCAAACACGTCGTTTGCCTATCTTCAGGTCTATAATGCCCTCATCGGCAGCATCACGGTGGGCTCGTCGCCGACGCCGACCCAGAGCTACGGCATCCCGCCGACCAATGCCTCGGGCTATGTTATGGATCTGGTGGGAGACCAGTATGGTGTTGCAATCAGCGTCGCGGCGACGACGACGGCCTCGGGCGGCACGGCGCCGACGATCGCGCTCGACTGCAACGTGAGTTATAACTGATGACGTGGTGGACCCGGCTGTTCGTCTACGCCTGGATCGTCTTCCAGACCTCGTCGGTCTTTGCGCAGATTTTATTGACTGGCGTCGGGGCGAGCGGCGGTACGGCGCCCGTGACTGGCTCGTGCTCGCAGTCGACGGCGTTCTTCGGCCGGGCCGGCTCGATCGATACCATTCATCACAACGCCTACGATGCGTTGATCTGCAACGGGGTGACCGACGGGTGGTTCACCAAGCTTGATGTCTTTTATGTTTTTGCGACCCAGACATCGTCTCAGGCCGTACTCAATCTTGTCAGCTCCAGCTACAATGCAACCGGCATGGGCAGCGGACATTCGCCGACTTTTACGGCGGATGTTGGCATCGGCTGGGATGCGACATCGACGTGGCTCGACACAACCTTCATGTCGGGGACCAACTACACACTGACGTCCGCGAGCTACGGGGTATGCAAGAATCCATTTCCGGGCAGCAACGCTTCGTCGGGCGTTTATGACGGGTCAATCGTTTCGGAGATTTTCTGGGAATTTACGTCGTCCAATACTGTCGACATGGGACTTAACATTCTCGGGACGGTTCTTGCGTCAACGACGAATGTCCAGGCTGTGTGGACCGTTTCGCGAAGCGGCACGACGACGACGGTGATGAAAAACGGGACGTCGTTGAATACCGGCACCAGCACGGCCACCCAGGTTCCGACCAAGAGCTTTTACCTGGGGGCTCGCAACGGCAACGGAACGGCTCAGTTCTTCGACGGCGGCAATCAAGTGGCGGCTTTCATCGGAGGGGCTTTGACGACGACCGACAACGGCAACATCCACACCCGGCTCAATACGTACACGACCGCGTTGGGGACCGCGCAATGCTGAGACTGGTTTCGCTTGCCCTTATGATCTTTCTGGCTGGCGCGCTTTACGTGCGGGCGCAGACCTACGGGTTTCTCGGAGCCAACATCGCAGGCGTTGGCAGCTACCAGGGCATCGGTGACGTCAAGGCAGGAGCTGTGCTCTATGTGTCATCGGGATCGTGTTATACGGCGGCGTATCCTGGGAACATAGCTATCATCAAAGACACTGTGACTAATGTTACATCGACGACGCTGGGCTGTACGACCGGCGTCGTGGCAAAAACGGCCGGCAGCACTCTGACGACGACCTGTACCAGTTTTTGTTATACGAATACCGCATACGATCAGACTCTCAGCACATCCTGCACGGGGGGTTCCGGTGCGGCGAATTGCATTTTTACCAATTATCCGGCGTCGGGATCGCAGTGGAACCAGTACCAAAATCCGACCTACAACGTACCGGCTCCCAATGGAACGACGCGGTGCGATCATTATGCCGGGTATGGAGATGGAAATTACAATATCACCAGCATGACCAGCTACAATTCTACGACCGGGGTTGTGACGGTCGTGGTGTCGCCGGTTGCCGGGGGGAGCGTCTGGGTCTTAGCGAATGGCTATAACTTTCTCAAGGTAGGAACCATCACCGGCACCGGCACCGATATTGCGACGATCTCCGGCGGAATATATCCTCTTGTGGCGCCGACCACGACGGGGGCTCCCAGCGGTCCTTTGCAGATTTCGTTCAAGGTGGCGCCATCGCTGAACCTTCTCACCATGACGGCCGGAACCATTTATCAGGTTCCGCAAACGCTCAACAACACGACGAATGGGTACAGCACCACGAGTGGGTTCGGGCCATATTCCACTCCTTATACCGTGTTGTGGATGGGAGCGCCGGACGGCTATCAGGACGCCGGGTCTTCAGGCGGTCCCAACGCCAACAACCTCCAGTCTGACACGTTTCCCAGCATGCCGGGAAGTACGACATGGGGCAGTCCCACGAGCACACCCTCAAGGGCCGACCTCGGGATGGTCAGCAATGCCAGCGACGCACCGAATTTCGGCAGCATCTATCGCACTGTCACGGCCGGTTCCTGGCATTCGGTGTTGGCCATGTTCAACGGGGGAAGCTCGAAATTGTGCCTCGAAGGAATCTGCAACCCGGTCAGTCTCAACGTGGCTGCGGCCTGGGGCGGCATGTCGTACGGGAACGGCACGGGTGGCTTTGGCTTCGCGCAGTGCGAGATGGCGTTCTATGCAAGCGACGTGACGGCCTTTGCGAACGCGTTCTACGCAAATCAGAAGATCAGGCTCGGGAATTTCTGACATGAGCAAGCTCATCGATCGCATTCGGGCGCGTATCCGGGGCGAGGACAAGTACGTTTACACCTACGAGAATGCTCCAAAGGACGATTACGTCGATCGCTGGAACCATCTTCGCATAGCTCGACGTAATTTTCTGATTCCGACTGCGGTTGGTGTAGTCGGTATCGGAATGTACGATGCGGAGCGTCAGGCGGCATTGGCTCAGACAACGACGCCGTTCTCGTCGTGGCCGCTGCGGTCCTCGATTGGCGGCGTCTCTCCCGCCGCCCCCGGAACGACGCCTACGGCAGGCACATCACAGCGGACCTTTGCCGATCGGGTTTGGGACAGCGGCGTCAACGTTCTTGAGTTCTATCCTGCTCTGCTTTTGGCCGGATCGCCGTTCACACCAACGCCCGGCGTTGGTAAGACGGTGATGAAGAATGCAAATAACCCTCTGAGTAACTTTTATGCCACTCTTGCTGCTGCTCAGATTGATTATCCGTTTGCTACCAGTCTGGCTGACGAGATCGACTGGCATGCGTGGCAAGCAGCATTTCTCTACATATACAACCGCGATAACGGCAATGGCGTGGGAACCGTGCGGATTCCGACTGGCATCTCGCTCATCAACAGGACCATCCAGTGCGCTTGCAGCGGTATAAATATCATTGGTTCAGGCAATGTGGATTACCCGTCTCAGATCAGGTGGAATGGGCCTGATGGAACGAAGGATGCTCCTAATTACCAGATGCTGTTTCAATGCACTACCGAGCTTGGAGTTGCAGTCAAGCAGCTTGGTTCTTCCGTGGGCCAGCAGCAGCTAAATGGCGGAGCACAGAACATCGAGCGCATCCTGTTTCAGGGCAAGTCCGGGTCCATGACGGGCACGGTTGGCAATGAGTCGCACTTCATCAGCGGCCTGCGGGTCAGTCAGGGTGGCGGCTTCATGATCAGGCTTTGCGGGTTCGGTGGGACGCTGTGGGACGGACTGGTGTTCACCGGAGCCCTGACTTGGACCTACGTGGAAAGGAATCTCTTCACGGCCTGCTACCGGGATGCTGTGGCGTTCTGGCCGGTACTTGGCAATTTCTCCACGACGATGCACGTCAACGGCAATAATTTCAGCCAATATGGCAGATATGCCATTCTGCTCAACGTGTCGGCCACGGCCGCAACTCCAGTCGTCTACGATAACCTTTTCGAGCCTCAGACAAATCCCTCGTATTTTACTCTCAATCCGCAATGGTTCCTGCACGGGGTTCCGGCCTCGTGTGCAATAGCAGGGTGTTCGCAAATTCACTGGTCCGTGTCATACCTTGAGCTATCCATAGGGAACCTTAGCTTTTTGCACATACTGGATTCCGGGAATGGCGAGTTTTCGGAGCAGTGGGGAACCGGCGACAGTCCGTCGGTTGTATTTTCAAACAGCGTAAACGTAATTTCCAACACCATCGCTACATGGACGGGCACAAATCTGACACTGTCCGGCACTCAGGTCGGGACTTGGCAGATCGGCATGACGGTGCAGACGCCGGGTTCGGCGACGGCGCCGTATATTGCGCAGATCACCGGTACGACGACGGCAGGGTCTGCCATTGTTACGGGACTGTCTTCCACGTCGGCGCTGTGTCCCGGCCTTGAGGCAACGACGGGCAGTCCTCCCAGCCCAGGGACCAACATTATTCAGGGAACGCTCATTCAAAGCGTTGACAGTTCGTCGCAGATTACCCTGAATACGCCGGCTCGTCTTACTGCAACTCAGAACATCATCTTCAGACTGCCGCCCGGCGCTCGCATTACCGGGGGGACATTCCCGAATTTTACGGTCAGTCCTTCGTTGACTGTTCCCGGCACGATCGGGGTCAATTCATCGATATTTACGCCGGACGCGCTCGCCTATCTTGCGGCCAACGGCTACACCGACACGACCGATACCCGCAATTTCTGGTGCGGGGGAAGCACATCAAATTATCCAACTTCCTCCTATCAGCAGACGCAAGGCAATTATAAGTTTTCCGGTTGGGGAAATATGCATAGCGTAGGCAATATTTCGCTGGCTGCCGCCAACATTAATCAGTTGGACCGTGCCAGTGCGTCGGTCATGAGCGACTACGCCTTGGACCCGGTCCATGGGCGGGCCGCACTGGCTGTGTGCAGTGCCGGCGTGTTTGATGCAACCAATGGGTTGTTGACGGTCGATGCAAGCGGGAACTCTTCGCCGTTCCCGTTCGGGACAGGGCAGACGATCTATGGCCCTGGACTTGGTAATATAGCTGGACCTGATCGGGCCTTTGGCAAGGCCATTGCGCAGATTTCTACAGGCGGTACGGGATCGGGAGGAGCCGGCACCTACAACATGGCTGCGTCAAGTCCCCTCGGAGCTTCATCGGCTCGGGCCATCTGGGCCATTACCATGACGTCGAAGGATATCGACTCTTTCGGTATCTTTTCCGGTGTCTCCAACAATATTTGGGAAAACACGTATAACGCAAGTGGTGTTCTTGGGCCAAATCTCACTACCAGTTACGGGAGGTTCTATAATAAGTTGGAAGCACGTTTTGCTCCGCAGGATAATCAGCCGGAATTATGGGTTTTTGGCCAGTTTACTGTTCGTCAGACAAATAATATTGCTCCGTCGAGTGGGACATTTCTTCAAGGTTCTCGATGGCTTAACTATGGAGCAAAACCTGGAAACTTTGAAGGATGGATATGCACGACGACTGGAACCATCGGGGCTGGCGGGGTGATCAGTGCCATGGGGCATAATATCGGGCCGACCACAATTGCTAATCTGCCGACGCCGGTAACGGCTTTGCAGGGAGCCATGGCCTGCGTTACCGATGCCAGCTCGGCAGCCCTCACGTTCGGCAGTGCCATCGGCTCGGGTGGCGGCTCGAACGTGTATTATGTCTGGTGCAATGGCACGGCCTGGACGGTGATAGGGAAATGATCACTCCGCTGGTTCTCGTATGGCTCCTGACAGCGGCCCCGTTCGATCCGCCGATCGAGGTCGCGCTTGGTTCGCTTGCTATCTACGGCAGCGCAACGGGAGGCGGCGGCGGGGGAACCGCTTTTCTGGTAGATCAGAGCGGTCACCAGCTCGTGACCGACACCGGCAACTCATTGACAGCGAACTAGGGTCATGCTTGCGCAGTACCTCGCCATCACCCACAACCTGCTGCAGAACCCGGCTTCTGCGGGCAGCGCGCTCTATAACGACACCGACCTGACGAACTACATCAACATTGGCCGGGGCCAGCTCGCGGGCGAGGCCGAGTGCATCCGCGCCGAGCTTTTCACCAACACGGTCGCCAATCAGCCAACCTACTCGTTCGTGAGCATCATCCAGTCGACGCCGCTTCCGCCCGGCGTTGCGGGCATCTTCAACATCCGGCGCATCCAGCTCCAGTCTTTTACGACGACGGGGCGGCAGTGGGTCTACAACCGGTCCTGGGAGTGGTTCGATTTCTACCACAACGCCCAGAGCCCGGCCGTGTTCGGGCCGCCCCGGCGTTGGGCGCAGTTCGGGCAGGGGTCGTCCGGCACACTCGTTCTTGGCGAGACGGCTCCCAACCTGATGAACTCGGGGTCGTTCTTTCTCGACCCGATCCCCGACGGCGCCTACCTCATCTACCTCGACTGCAACTGCTACCCGCTCGTGCTCACAGCCGACACCCAGTACGAGGCCATTCCCTACCCCTGGACCGACGCCATCCCGTTCTGGGCCGCGTGGTACGCGTTGATGTCCTCGCAGACTGCCGCGCGCATGGCGGATGCGGAAAAGTTCAAGTCGATCTACGATGATTTTGTCCGCCGTGCCCGGCAGGCGTCGAATCCCGTGCCGGGACGCTGGAAATACGAGCAGGCCGTCGATCCGGTGCAGATGGCGAAGATCCTGCAGGTGCATCAGCAGCGGGGTGCCGCATGAGCTTCAACACCTATCACCAGCAGACGACCCGTCTTTTAAGGGAAGAAAGACAGGATCTGCTCGATCCGGCCGACATCGCCGAATACATCAACATGGCTCGCGGGCAGGTGGCCGGCGAGGGCGAGTGCATCCGTGTCGACGGCACGATCTCGACCGTCGTGGGCCAGCGGGCCTACCAGTACAGCGCCATCAACGTCGGCACTCAGGCTACTTCGGGCGTGGCTGGCGTGATCCACGTCCGGCGCATCTCCTGGCAGGTCGCGCAGGGACGAAAGTTCGTCCGGCCCAAGCCCTGGCCCTGGTTCGACCTCTACTACCTCAACCAGCCGGTCACGGCGAACGGCCCGCCCATGTACTGGTCGCAGTTCGGCCAGGGCGCGACGCCGACGGGCTCCTCGGGCGGGGGCGGAACAACCTTCGGCGGCTCGTTCTACCTCGAACCGCCGCCAGACCAAGCCTACGGTCTTTTTTGCGATTGCGTGTGCTACCCGCAGCCGCTCCAGTACAACACCGACGTCGATGCCCTGCCCTACCTGTGGTCGGACGCGGTGCCGTTCCTCGCTGCGTGGTATGCCCTCGTGGCGCTTCAGAGCCAAGCCAAGGGCGATCCGCAGGCGATGATGGCGAACTACAACCTTTTCGTGCAAAAGGCCCGCCAATACGCCAATCCGTCGCCCAACCGGGTCATCTACGAGCAGGCGAACGACCCGGTGCAGATGGCCAAGGTCATGGTCGGAGGCGGCAAAGCCTCGCCGCATGGGTAATGGGCACGCTTAACGGCTACATGCAGGCGACCCAGCGGTTTCTGCGCGAGCAGAAGCAGGATTTTATCGATCCCGACGACCTGATCGGCTTTGTGAACCGTTCGCGACGCGAAACCGCGATGCGGACCAAGTGCTTGCGGGGCTTGACGCCCATCAGTGGGCAGATCGTGAGCTGGACGATCGAGAATCCCGGCTCCGGGTACTCGACAACCCCGACTTTGACGATCACGCCGCCGGATTTTCCTTCCGGCGTGCTCCCCAAGCCCAACGGCGATCAGGCGACCGCCACCGCGATCGTCACAGGGGGCAAAATCGCCTCGATTCAGAGCCAATACGGCGGCCAGGGCTATTGGCAGCCTCAGATGACCATCACCGACCCGACCGGGCACGGGGCGACGGCGGTGCCGGTCATGGCCTACATCAACCAGCTCCAGCAAGGGCAGGAGGTTTATCCGTTTTCCTCGGTCGATCTTCGTCTTTTTCCGGGTGCGGCCTCGATCTTCACCATTCGCAGCGTATCCATTCTCTTCAGCGGCTTTCGCTACTCGTTGGCCTGCTACGATTTTTCGACCTATCAGTCATTGGTAAGACAGTGGGCACTCCAGTGGCAGTACGTGCCAGTTATATGTGCCCAATATGGACAAGGTACAGGTGGTTCTTTCTATATGTACCCTATTCCATCTCAACCATTCCAAATGGAGTGGGACTGTTTCTTTCTGCCGTCAGACCTCGTGGATGATCAGAGCTACGATCCAATTCCCGATCCCTGGTGTGACTCAATCCCTTATTTTGCGGCTCACCTCGGTTACTTATCGTTGCAGAATCTCAACGCTGCCAAATTTTACCTTGATCTCTACGACACCATGGTGGGACGGCATTCGTCCTATGCCCGACCCGGACGAGCCGTGAACCCATATGGTCGCATCTAGTGGTTGTATTTAGACCATTCTGCGCCGTGAAGCTGCTGAGCAGCTTTGCAAGCAGCTGCATAGGCTTCTTCGGCCGTTTTAAAGACGCCAAGGTTATGCCGCTTGCCGTGAACTTTGACGCCGGCAATGTAGAATTGACAGGTCTTTCGGGTTACAAGCGTGACTCCTTTGTATCCTGTGGTGTTGTTTTTCTGCTTGCCTCTATTTCGATGGTTTTCGGAAGACGTGGCAGCTCGCAAATTGCACCAACGATTGTCCGTACCGTCTTCGTTGATGTGGTCGATTTCGTATCGTGGCCACTCGCCCGTCATCAACAACCAAATGATGCGGTGGGCCATGTATTTACGACCGTTTATTCCTATTTTCATGCGATTTCCATTACGATAGCACGCAATTTGTCCGGGCTTTGTCTTTCTGCCAAATGGATTTTTCCACCGCAGAACGCCGGTTTCTGGATCGTAATTAAGAGCGTGCTTTACGCAGAGCTGCGTAAGGTCTTGTTGAGCGTTTTTGTGTCCTCGCATGCTCGATTCCTCCCGGTAGGAGGATAGCACATGCCGGAAGCCGACGGCACTCAGGGCATCCTGCCGCCAGGGCCGAAGCCGCTCATCAGCGAGGAGTGGCAGGGCATCAACACGGCGACGACCCGGACGGGTGTCGACGAGAAGATGCTGGCGTGGTGCGAGGGCTTCTTTCCCCTCGAACCGGGAAATCTCCGCTGCCTGCCGGACCGCACGCCGACGCCGATCTTCACGACGTCGAGCGCCGCGATCGTCTTCATGGCGACCGGCAACATCAAGGCGACGCCCTACATCTTCGTCTTTTTAGCCGACGGGTCCATTCAGGTCGTCAACATCAACACACCCGGCCCCGCGCCCGCGCTCGCCGGCCCCGGCACCATCCAGAACCCCTCTCCGCAGACCGTGGGGCTCTCCCAGTGGGGCTCCCAGTACATCTTGATCGTCTCCAAGCAGACCAACGGCTACTGGATCTGGGACGGCACGACGCTCTACAGCGCCGGCACGCTCGCGCCCGGCACGGTGCTGACCAACCAGGGCGCCGGCTACACCAGCGCGCCGACCGTGACGGCCTCGGGCGGCACCGGCTCGGGGGCGACCTTCACGGCGCAGACGACGCCGACCGGCGCCATCTCGGCCGTTTCGGTCAACAACCCCAACAATCTCTACAACGCCACCGGGCCGACACTCCAGCTCACGGGCGGGTCGGGCAGCGGTGCGCAGCTCCAGGCCAATTCGTCCTGGGTGTGGGGGCCGGGCGGCGCGCAGTTCACGACCATCCACAGCGTGACCGTGCTCAACGGCGGCACCGGGTATAGTTCCGCAAGCCCGCCCGTGGTCTCGGTCTCGAACCTCACACCCGTCTCGCTGGGGCAGGCCACGACCTTCACGGTGACCATCTCGGCGACCGGCACGATCTCCGGGGTGACTATGACCAACCCCGGCAGCGGCTACTCGGCGGGCGACGTCGTCACCCTGAACTTCAGCGGCGGGGGCGGGACCGGCGCGGCGGCGACCGTGTCGATCATGCCGTTCGGCGAGTCAGGGACCAGCGTCGAGACCTACTCGGGCCGGGTGTGGATCACCAACGGTCCCAACGTGAGCTTCACGGCGCCTAACTCGGTGACGGACTTTGCCCAGACCGACGGCGGCGGGAGCTTCCAGTCGTCCGACTCGTTCCTGCGCGTGGGCTACACGCGTCCCATCCAGGCCAACGGCTTCCTCTATCTCGTCGGCGACAGCTCCATCAATTACATCTCCAACGTGACGGCGTCGGTGACGCCGCCGTCGGTCAGCGTCAACACGACGTTCACCAACCAGAACGCCGATCCCGAGACGGGCTCGCCGTGGGCGCCGACCATCGGCACCTGGGGGCAGAACATCATCTTCGCCAACATCTGGGGCGTCCACATCATCTATGGCTCGCGGGCGCAGAAGGTCTCGGAGGCGCTCGATGGCGTTTACAACACCGTCGGGTCCAACCCCGTCTTGGGGTTTCCAGGGAACTTCATTCCCTCGTCCGGGAAGCTCAACGTCTTCGGCAAGAAGGTCTGGTGTCTTTTATTGCCGGTCGTTGATCCCATTTCCAAGGGCACCGTCAACAAGCTTTTCCTCTGGAACGGCAAGATCTGGTTCACCGCGCAGCAGGGGCTGAACCTCATCTACATCGCATCCTCGGAGATTAACTCGACCTTCCTGCTGTGGGGCACCGACGGGATCAACATCTATCAGCTCTTCACCACGCCCTCGAATTTTGTTGGCAAGGTTTTGCGGACCAAGTTCTGGTCGGCCTCGGCCGCCTACATGTTGCTCAAGTCCGCCGTGCGGTTCTGGATGCTGATGGTGCCCAATACGTCGGAGGCGCCGTCTTTCACGCTCACGATCGACAACGAGACGAACTCCGCGAGCTACGTGCTGGGCACGACGGCGCCGCAGGTCATTGTCATCAACGCGGGCGGGACGACCGTGCAGGTCATCAACACGTTCGGTCAGGGCGTTATCGTGACGGCGGCGCTCGGGCAGACGGCCGTGTCGCAGCCGCTCGCGGTCGCGCAGACAGGCACCCTACTCGGGTATACGATCAGCACGACGGCGGCGGACGTGTCCATCATCTCGACGGCCTTGCAGCCGGAAATCGTCGGATACAGGGGATAATCATGCCGCTTCCCTATGTCTTCGCCAGTGCGACGGTCCTCGTTCTCAACCAGCTTGATTCCAACTTCAATGCCTTGGGCATCCTGGCGCCGACACCGTGCCAGATCGTCGGCTCGAACATCCTGGCGCTCAATCCGCTCGCAAACGCGGCGGCTGTCACGGCCTACTCGACCGGGATGCAGTTCTCAGGGGTGGCGTCGGCCTCGAACTCGGGCGCGACCACGGCCGGCGTGCCGGGCTTGGCAACGCTTCCCGTCTACCGGGACACGCCCTCGGGGCCGGCGGCCTGCATCGGCGGGGAGATCATCAACGGTTGCGCCGTCACGTTCATGTACGACGCCGCGCTCGGCGGCGGGGCCGGCGGCTTCCATCTTTATACCTCGACGACGGCGGTCGCCGGGTCCGGGTTGTTCTCGTCGGTGTCGGCGACGCTTTCCCAGCTCGGCACGGTGCGGGTGGGCAGCGGCGCCCCGGTTACACGCATTAACAGCGCCTCGGTTTCGCTCGGCACCATCGTGATCGGCCCCAACAGCTCGACCGACAATGTGATTGCCGTCTCCGGCGTTAACCCGAATGACACTGTGATGGTCGGCGGTCCGGCCTCGCTTAACACCGGGGTCGGATTGTATGGTTTCGTGTCGGCCTCGGGCTCGATCACCATGCGGGCATTCAACACGACCGGCTCGTCGGTGACGCTTGCGGGTGCGGTCTACCGGGTCACGGGAGTGGGCAACACGTGAGCGGCATCGCCGGTCTTTTCAACGTGCCGGAGACCCAGGCAGACTGGTCGACGTGGACTTTTATCCATTCGGCGCATCACCGCGACATCGCGGCGGCGATCTTCCAGCAGCTCAGCCTCACCGTGCCCGACGCCATCCTCGATCCGGTCGACATTTCGGACGAGGGGTGGCTCGAACGGCATCAGGCTATCCATTTTGCCATGGATGTCATCCTGGGGATTGCGAGCTATAATCTCGACGAGGTCGATCTGACCAATAAAGACGAGCGTGAGGCGTGGGTATTTTTGAATGCCGTGGAACACCGTCAAGCAGCGGGCATCCTGGGGATTGATTGATGACAAAACCTCTTCCGCGACCTCCTTTGCTCGAATCCCACGCCCGCCGATTCGAGATGGCCGACATGACGAGCCACCGCTGGCTCATTCCCCGGCTGATGAAGGTCAATCCGCACCTTACCATGCGCAACGCCCAGGGCTGGCTCTCCTCGATCATCAATTCGAACGAGTTCCTGTTCCTGCGGCAGGATCATTCGGCGGCCTTGGCGCAGTGTATCCGGTCTTTTATCCTCGACCCGATCCCGGTCGTGCAGGAACGCTTCGTCTTCGCCGAAGAGGAGAAATACATCGACGAGGCGTCGGCCTTCTACGACGACTTTGGGCGCTGGGCGAAGGGCATGGGTTGCAAGAACATCCTCGTCAACGAGAACAGCGATGTTCCCATGATCCTGATACGGGACCGGCTGGGGCTCGTCATCGACGTCACCCGCTATCTGGCACGGCTGCCGTGAAGCCGTTCTGCATCATTGGCACGCCGAGAAGCCGCACCACGTGGCTGTCGAAGTTCCTGACCTACGAAGATGTCGTCTGCGAGCATGATCCATCGATGCAGTTCAAGGAACTGCGCGACATTCCGGCTTATTTCAAGGCAAACAGGGGCGCGGTGGACTCGGGGCTGACATTTCTCTGGCGTAACGTCGTCGCTGTGCCTCAGATAAAAGTCCTGGCCATAAAAAGACCCTACGACGAGGTGCGCGCAAGCTTCAAGCGAATCAAGATCGAGGACATTCCCGACATGGTATTCACCCGCTACGAGGCGGCGTTCGACGCCATGAAATACGAGGTGCCGATCTTCTCCTACTCGTCTTTATTCGACCCTGTCGTGGTCAAGAAGGTGTTTAAATGGGCGATTGGGGAGGATTGTCCCGACGCGTGGTACGAACGCTGGACCTCGACCTACGTCCAGCCTGATATTTCGATGCTCGTTGCAGCCGCGAAGAAGAACCTCGACGGCATACGGCAACTTTACGGAGAGTAGTCATGCCCGGTATTTTTGCCGGTCTTTTGGCAGGCGGCGCTGACATTCTGGGGGCCCTGTTCGGCGGTGCGGAAGCGGCGGGCGCCGCCGCAATCCCGGCCATGGCCGGCGGCGCAGCCCTTGATACCGGTGCGGCCGCGGGCGCGCTCGATCTTGGCTCGCTCCTGGCGGGCGGCGCGGCGCCGACCGTGGCTGGCGCGGATCTCACCGGCATGACCCTCTCGCCCTTCGCGACCGGCGCACTGACGACCGGTGGCGAAGTGCTGCCCACGATCGAGGTGGCGAGCGCGGCGCCGGCATTCGCCGCAGCCGACGCCATCGCTCCCTCGGCGGTCGTGGGCGGCGACTTCGCGGCGCTCGGGCTACCGGCTGCGGCCGACGTGGCAAGCCCGCTGCCGACGCTCGGAGCCAGCATGGGCGGCGGTGCGGCGCCCGGCGTGACCTCGGCACTGGCGTCGCCGACTGCGACAGGAGTCACGGGCGGGTTGTCGGTAGCAGCGCCCGGCGTGGGAGCTGGAGCAATGACCCCGGCGGGCGTTGCCTCGACCGGTATCGGGGCGCCGTTTGGGGGCGTGCTGGGGGAGAATGCCGCAAACGTGGGTGCGGCGGCGGCCGATCCGTGGCTGACCAACGTGTCCAATCCTGCCTTGAGCCTTGCCTCGACGACCAGCCCGGTAGCGGCTTCGCCTGGTCAAACCGCGATCAGCGGCGCCCTGGCCGGTGCTCCTCCATCCAACCTGGGCAACGTCGGCACGGGCATTCTGGCAACGGGAGGCGGAACGGGAGGAGGTATCACGGCTGGCACGGGCCTGGGAGGTGCTACCGACGCGATGGGCGGTGCAGGCGGCACCAATCTCCTCGACACCCTCATGGGGGCCGGCAAGAGTCTCATCGGCGGCGCCAACCCGCTCATGCTCGGGCTCGGCGCCGCCGGGCTCGGCTACAACATCTACACGGGCCAGAAGGCGCTTCAGTCGCAGCAATCCATGATGGATCTAGCCAACCAGCAGCGTGCTCTGGGAAATCAGATGCAGGGCTATCTTAGTTCCGGCACGCTGCCGCCCGGCCTGCAGGCGGGCCTCGACAAGGCGTCGGCATCCGCCAAAGCGCAGATCATCCAGGGCTACGCCAACCGGGGCCAGTCGACCGACCCGTCGCTGAACAGCGCGCTCGCGGCCGACCTGCAGGGGGTCGACATTCAGAAGAATTACGACATGGTTAACCTCGAAACGCAGCTTTTCAACCTGGGCCAGCAGGGCATCTCGCTGTCCAACACCGATTTCAACAACCTAATGAATCTGGAGCAGAAACAGTCGGAGAACGTCGGCGCCGCGCTCTCCAACTTCGCCAGGGCGGCCGGCGGTGGCACGGTTGTACCCAAAACGGCCGGTGGCATGACGGTCTCCTTCACCGGATAAAAGACCATGGCCGAAGTCGAGCAGGTCGCCCCAGAAGAGCAACCGGACTTTTCGTACCTGGGCAATCCTCCGTGGGCCGCCCGGCGGGACGTGCCGCCGCAGCAACGGCAAGAGCCGGCATCGGTCCGCTACCGGAGCGATGCCCCCGTCCCGGACCAGCCAAGTGAAAGCTTGTCGCAGACCCAGCCGCCGCCCTATCCGCCCTATCCGACGGTGCAATCGGGACGCCTTGTGCAGCCGCAGGGAGTGCAGCAACCGGGAGCGCCGATTGCGTGGCCCGTCGTTTCAAATCAGCCTCGACCTGCAGGGCAGGTGCCACCGGGAACGGCCGGACAGGTGCTGCCAGCCACGACGGCTTACGGCGTGCCGCCGCAGGGCGGTGCGACAGGCGTGCCGTCACCTACCGGGCCACTTGCAAGGTCAGGCTTTGATCTTGCCAGGGAAGTCACTCCCAAGGGCGTGCTGGCCTCGCTGCCGCCACCTCCTCCGCTGCCCAATCCGCGCGCCTTGATGATGTCCAACATGACCCTGGAGGAGTTCGAGGCGGCCCAGAAAGACCTCGCCGGCATGGAGCGTGCCGAATCTGCCCGGCGGCAGCGCGAAGAGCAGAACATGTTTGGCCGCATGGAGGCCGATCAGGCGCGCATGCGCAAAGAGCTGGAGCAAAGCGGCAGCGACTACAAAAAGATGAAGCCGTGGAACGAAGAGGAGATGTCCAACAAGTACAAATACGAGCCGGAAAAAGCCTTCGCGTCACCGATCTCGATGTTTGCCCTGCTCGCGTCCGCCTTCACCCGCGCGCCGGCCGTCAACTCGCTCAATGCGCTTGCGGCCGGCATGGAAGCCGTCAAGGCCGGCGATCAGGCCGCCTACGATCGCGCGCACGAGGCGTGGAAGCAGAACAACGACCTGATGAAGCAGCGTTTCGAGATGGAACGCGAGCATTTTCAGGACGGCATGAGCCTGATGAAGACCGACTTCGAGCTGGGACAAGCCAAGTTGCTGGCGTCGGCACACCGGTTCGAGGATCAGAAGTCGATATTCCTGCTTGAGCACGGCATGGTGCCCGAGCTGCAGAAAATGTGGGACGATAAAATAACAGCGCAGCAGAAAACGGATGAAGCCGCAATAAAACTGGATAACATGAAGGCGGAAAACGACGCCTATATTGCTGCTCAGAAAGCCCGCGATACGCTTACAAAAGCCCAGGCATCCGGCAAGCCCGACGAAATCGCCAAGGCGCAGCAGGATTACGATAATAAGAGACGGGCTTATTCCGACGCGCACGCGTTGGTTCATGGCGGCATGCCAAGCGAGGAGCAGGAACGACTTTATGGCATCAAGCATGCCGGAACGGGGCAGCTTCTTACGACCAGCCGCGCTATAGCGAAAGACGTTCAGGATCAAATAGATGCCGAAGATAAAGACCGTGTTGCGCACGGCAAGCCGGCAATGACTCCGCAGGAACGTTTCGACATGCGGACGAGGCTGACTTCCATTGGGATGACCAAGGCAGGCGCCATGTCTGCGGCAAGACAGGATGATATTCAAGGCAAGGTCGATCAGATCGATTTGGCCAACAAGGGGCTGGACAGGCTCGACGTATTGCTGGCCAAGCATAATTTCATCACGGGTGCTGGCGGCGTGGTTACGCGACCGGGTGAAATTCTGCTGAACGTCATCGGTGCTTCCAGCGAGACGGATCGTAAGGAGTTCGAGCGCGAGGTCGAGGAAGTTCGTGTTATGATGACGCGGGTCATGACGGGTTCTGCGGCAAGGCCCGTTGCGGGCCTCATGGCGGAAGTGAACAAGATCGTGGCTGGCTTGCAGACCGGGGACACGAAATACGGCACGATGGCTCAGTATGCCCACCTGCACGAGCTGCTCGACGACATGCGAGGTCAGTTGGAGGACAGGCTGGGCAAGTATGGGGTCGAGGCGCCTAATGCTGTTGAAAAAGGCGAGGGCAAAGCCGAATCGCCTTCCCCCGATACGAAGCCGGCGTGGGATTATTCGGGGCCTAAGAGGGATTAAGCTTCCCGCCGAAAGAATCTTGCTGGACATAAAGAGAACACAACAATGGCTGAGCCCGAGCAGCTTCCCTTGACCGGCGACGAGTTCGGCCGGACGCCGGAGCAGTTGCCGCAGCCTGACCCCATCCTCGATCTGCGCGCCAGTAAGACGCCGGAGGAGGACTTCGCCAAGCTTGCGCCCGGCGGGTCTTTTATCAATCCCAAGGGCGAGAAACGCAGCAAGGCTTATCGGCTGCAAAAAGACGAGGATATCTACGACGTTCCTGACGGCGCCTATTTCACGCCGCCCGGAAGCCAGGAGGTGCGCCAGAAGCCGGTTGCCGAGGGCATTGGGGCCGAGGCGCAGACGATCTACAGCATGGCGGCAACCGAGGACGCCCAGAAACAGGTTCTCAAGAAGTACTATCCCAACGCCGAGATTCGCACGACACCCAAGGGTCATGAGCTGCTCATCGGCGATAACAAAGTACTGCGGCCCGGTGTAGGCTGGGGCGGGGCGGTCGGCGAAGGCATCGCCGAATTGGCGCCTGTCACCGGCATGGTCCTGGGTGCCCTGTTAGGTGGCGGCGCCGGGACGCTGGCCGAGCCGGGTGGCGGCTCGCTCGCGGGCGGCGTCATGGGTGCCATGGGCGGTGCTGCGCTGGGCCGGCAGGTCAACAACCAAATGCTGGCGCTCGCCGGCATCCACCAGTCGATCCCCGAGCAGCTCACGGCCGACGTGAAGGAAGCTGCCTGGGCGGGTGTAGGCGAGATCGGCGGCCGGGCGGTCGGCGGGGTCTATCAGGCCGGCAAGACGGCGTTCCGGGCCGGCACGGGGCTCAAGGGCTTTGGCGGCAACGTCGGTCAGAATCTCGCCGCCGGCCTCGAATCGATCGGCATCAACCCGGAGCGCGCCCGCTATCTGACCGGCGCAACGCCGGAAAGCGCCACCATGGCCAGGGACATCACGCAGAAATCCGGCAAGCCGTCGGGCCTCGTGCCGCCCAGCGTGTCCATGCCGGAAACGCCCATGTTGGCCAAGATGGAGGCTTTTCACAGCACCTTCATGGGCCGCAATACGTTCGCCGAGGCCGCAGAGGAGTATGCCAATCAGGAAGGCAGGAAGCTCGCCGAGGACAAGGCCATCGGCATCGAATTAAAGCCGGCCTCGGAAACTAAATACCCGCTGACGCGCGCGACCGAGAAGGTATCGACAGAAAAAGTCGGCAAGCTGGCTCTCGAAAGAGCCCAGCAGCAAATGAGAGCTGCGGATCACGTTGAAGAAGAGTTGCATCGTCAAAATATCGAAGAGTATCTTGAAGCCAAGGTGATGCCTCACGGCGGACGAGAGGTGATCAAGGCAAATTATGAAAGGGCGGTGAACATATTAAAGACCGCGCACCAAGCGGTCAAAGATGCCGCTACCAATTTCGTGCAGGAAGCCATGAAGGACGTCAAACGCGACGTCGATCTGGCATTGAAAGCTCTCAAGCTCGATGAAAACCCAGGCGCGGCGTGGCGCATGGCGGCCGAAAAGATGAAAGGCTACACGGCTGCCACCAAGCAGCGCGCTCGAAGAATGTACAACGCGTCTCGCAAGGCCGGCGGCAACAGGGCGATCGATTCCAGCTCGCTCTACGCTTATGCCGAGGATTTTCTGCGCAAATTGCCACAGGTCGTCAGGGACAAGTATCCCACCGAGCTTGAGGATGTCGCTGCGTTGGCTACTGCCGGCGCCAAAGGCAAGCCGGTGCATCTGAATTTTGCCCAGCTTCACCTGCTACGTTCGTGGCTCCGGCACGGCATCGACTGGTCCGACCTGACGCCTGACATGCGCGAGGGCGCGCTGCGCAATCTGGAAAGCAAGGTCAACGAGCTTCTGCATTCCAACAAGGCGCCGGCACTGGCCAAGGAGCTGCTGGATTCGGCCGACGCTTGGTACAAGGAGAACATCCCGTTCCTGAACCATTCCATGGTCAAGACCGTCATTCACGGTCTGGAAGAGAATGCACCACCCAATATCAACGCCCTGGCCAAGCTGTTCTTCGATCCCGAGCGCACCGAGGCCGTGCGCCGCGTGCGCGAGATCGTCGGCGAACGGACGTGGAAACTCGTGCAGGATGCCCACGTGCAGGATTTGATGAATCAGAGTAAGGCGCTCCAAGAAGGCATGATCGACGCCAACAAGTTCGCCTCGCACGTGCTGGAACTGGAGCGAAACGGTCTGCTGGAATCGGCTTACGATGCCAAGACTGCCAAGCGGTTGCTGGAATCGGCCCGTAATGTCGGCCGGCTGAAAGGCGAGATTCCCCTCAAGGCAGAAACGGGCGATACGTTGACGTCGTTGATGCGCCGTGCCGAGGCTCTTGCTGCCGAGGTCGAAAAACTGGAAGGTGCCAATCCGCTGGATATTATTGACAAAGAATTAAAACAATTTGACATTAATTTTGAAAAAGCCATGTCGGCGCTTAGACAAAAACGCAAAGCTGATCCGTTGGGTTTTCTCTTCAACGATACCATGTCGGCCAAGGCCGTTGACGCGGCCAATAAAATTCTCAGATCGCAAGATTTGATCATGGCTGCAAAACGCCGATTTGGGCCTACCTCCAGTGTATTTAACGCTCTGCGGGTCGGCTTCGTGCATCGCTGGCTACAACGTCCGTGGGCAAAACTGGGACAGATGCGTGCCGAGCTGGGCGGTGAAAAGGGCATGACCGAGGAGGTGCAGGCCCTGATGTTTCCGGGCACGACGCTCAAGCAGATGCACACGCTCGTCAACGAGCTTGACTATCTTTTTTCCAGGGGCACGACCGGGGACGTCGCCGCTTCGCTGGCGGCCGGCAGCCGCGTCATGAATGCGGCCGGACACATCCCTCTGCCACCGCTGGGGACAGTCGGAAAATTCATTATGGCCACACCGGTCGCCAACACCGTCTCGCGCTTTGTCCTGGGCAAAGCTTATTCGTTGGTCATGGAAGCCGTCAGCCACGGTGATTTCCTTGCGTGGCTTGCGAGCGAGGTCGAAGCCGGCGGCGCCCGCAAGGAAGCCGCACGTGCCGTCCTGCGAAAGCGCATGGGCATGGGTCTCGGCATGGCCGGCGCCGCCTATGAGCAGATCGAGAATGCCAACAAACCCGATCCCGACTACACGCCGCCCCCCAGGCCGCGCCGGCAGAGACATACAGAGAACACGCCACCGCTCTCCAACGCCCGGCAGGCTCGTAACGGCCGTTGGTATGCTCCTGATCCTTCGCGGCCGGGCAAGTACAACGAGGTCACCGAGGTCGGCTGACATGGTCGTCCGGCTCACGCCCGTCGATTTCGATCCCTTCACCGAGGGGGACGCGCAGGCGCTCGACCTTGCCGGGGCCGTCACCGGCAAGCCGACGGTGCTGGGCGCGATCGGGCAGGCCGTGGGCACGGTTGCGGGCGAGAAGCTGCAGTCGCTCTACGACATGGCGACCTACCCGTTTCACCATCCCTACCCGCCGAGCTTCGCGGATCAGGACGACCCGCGCACGCAGGCTGCCATCGGCAACGCGGCAAATATCGGATTGGGCTTGGAGCTGGGCGGCGCGATGCGGGCGCCGGCACCGGGGGCGGGCGTCGAGTTGGGCACCGTCATGCCGGGGCCGTTCTTTCACGGCTCGCCGGAACGAGGTCTCAACATCCTCAAGGAATCGACGCGCGGCCCGCTGGGAGAGGGTGTCTATTCGACCCCGGCCGAGCAGATCGCCGGTCATTATGCCGGCCCCGAGGGGAAGATCTACGAGATCGACACCAAAGGCCAGGGTCGCGACATCTACCAGGGCATGGGCCATCGCACGGATGCCGAGTATCACGCCTGGAAAGACGATAAACGCCGTCTTTTGGAAGCTGCCGAGCCGGACAAGAAGGAAGCCGTCGGCGCGCTGCTGGATAAGATGTGGGCCAGCGACGGCTACCCGTTGTTTCACGAGCTGTCGCGGCTCTACGGCAGTCAGGACAGGGCACAGGCGCTGTTCCAGAAGGCGGGGTTCGAGGGAATTTCCGGGCAGGTCGATGGGCCGGAGGTGCTCATGTTTGGCGAGCAGCGTGTCAAACCTTCCGATGAACTCAATCCATTAAAAAGGGACAAACATAGTTCGCTTGCCGAGTTGCCCCATATGGCGGGCGACGTGGTTCCCATGTCGATGAGGGTCAAGGGATTCAACGACTACATGGAAGGAAAGATGGACCCTCCCGGGGATGCCGTTTCAAACGATCTTTATAAACAGGGACGTATCGACGCAGGACGCAAGAAACTTCAGGATCTCAGGATCAAACGCATCGGACCGGATGAATCGAGTCTCGATAAAAGACAGAAATTTGCCATGCGGACCGACGTTGCTTCCGACGTCGACTGGCTCCGCAATACCGAGACGCCGGCCACGACCGATTTCAGGACCGGTCAAACAGCCTGGGACACGCGCTTCGAGGCCCGCAATCCCGCCGCAGCCGGCATGATCGACAGGGCACAGCGTCTGGAATCCCGGCAGAAGGCCGAGCAGCAACCGCCCAAGCCGGGGACAGCTCTGGAAGAAAGGATGTCGCTGGAGCAGAAGCGAGCCCTGCAGGCTGTGCTCAATGCCTGGGGCCTTGTTGCCTCGCAACGTGACCTGGGCATCGAGAAACTTCTCGGCGCCAGCGAGGCCCAGGAGATCGAGGACACGTTCTTCGCCAACGGCAAAAAGTATAAGCTCACGCCGATCGACTATGATCCCTTCGCCTACGGGAACATCAGCCCATGAAAGACCAATTCATCGCCGTGCTTGACGAGCTGGCGCTCAAAGTCGCCAACGAGGGCGCAAAAGAGACCCAGGATACCCACGAGCGCATCGACGCGCTCAAGGCGCTCACGGCCTATTATGTAGCCCGAACAAAGGCTTCCAAGGGAGTTGACGAGTCAATTCCCGATCGCGTGTCGGCCAATTTCCTGGCCTCGCTCGGAGTGACCGATGGCCCAACCGTTCCAGCTCCTGCAGACCGAAGACGACGCCGCTCCAACGCCCCCAACGGCGACGAAGCAGCCTGATCCGGCCCTGTCGCTGCTTGCGCTTTCCTTGCGGGCATTGTCCCAACGTGCGCTTGCGGCGCTCAGCAGTCTTTTCACGCTCGTGACCGTTGCGAGTGCGTGGTGGCTGTGGAAGTCCATGCCGGAGCCGACCGTCCTGCAGGTCGTCTCGCTGTCGATCTACGCCGTCTTCATCCTGGCCATCAACTGGATCGCGCGCCGTGCCCGCTGAACGCTTCACCCGCAGGGCCAACACGCCCAAGAAACGCAGACAATGGGATCACGTGTACCAGTCTGCGCTTGACCGGGGCGCGTCGAAGGGCTCGGCCATCGCGCAAGCGTCAGGCGTGATCCGAAAGTCTTCCCGGTCGAAACGGAGATCCCGACGGTCATGATCGCTCGGTTCCTCGTCTTCATCCTGTCTTTTTTCCTGTTCGCCCAGGAGACCTACGCCCAGGCGCCGGTCATCCAGTCTGGCTCGGTCACGCAGGGCCACCTGCCCTGGTGGGTCACCGACGGGGTCATCGGCGACGCCGGGACCGCGAACAACAACACGGTGACGAGCCTGGGGGCGACCGGGCAGGGACCGATCATCTGCGCCAACTCGGCGGCGATCAGCGTACCCCGGAATCAGGTTTGCATCGGCTCGGACTCGAACAGCGGCTACATCTACTTCAACACGCCCAACAACCCGCCTTCGCTTCTTGTGAGCATCAACGGCTCGCCGACGCCGTTCCTCGTGCAGCAGGGGTCGATCACGCCCGGCGACGCGACCTGCTGGGTCTCGACCGGCATCATCAAGGACTGCGGCCCCTCGACGGGCGTCATCCAGCAGGGCGTGGTGACGGCCAACGACTTCACCTGCTGGGCCGGCAACGGCATCATCAAGGATTGCGGCACGCAGTCATTCGTGACGCAGACGGGCGCCGTAACAGCGACGCATGCCGCGTGCTGGTCGAGCAACGGCATCATCGACGACTGTGGGGCGCCTCCGGCTTTTGTGAGCGGCACGCCAGGAACAGGCGATCCAGCTTGCTGGGCCAACGCGACGACCTTGCAGGACTGCGGTGTCACCGCTTTCGTCTCCATGTCGCCGCAGACGTTCACAGCCGGTCATCCGGCCTGCTGGGTCAGCGTCAATGTCATTCAGGATTGTGGCAGTATATTTCTTACCGCGAATGGAACGCAGACGGCAGGTCGTCCTACTTGCTGGATTGGAAGTTTAGTTTTTCAACTTCAAACGTGCAGCTCGATCTTTCTCGTTTCGTCGGGATCGTTCACGGCCGGCGACGTCGCCTGCTGGACGTCGACGGCCGGCACGACGCTGCGTGATTGCGGCCTGACGATTATCGCGGGAAGCGGGACGATCACCAGCGGAAATATGGCCTGCTGGAACGGCGGCGGCACCATTCCCAATACCGGAGTTTTCTTTATTCAGGATTGTGGCTCTGCTCCTGGCCGGACCAATGCGACGATAGGCAACATCAACGGCACCTACACGATAGCGACAACCGATTGCGGCAAGAGCTTTCAGGCGTTCAACGGGTATTATAATATTTTATTCAATCCCGGCTCCACTTACCCACCGGGTTGCATCATAACCATCACCAACGTGGAACCTCTCGGCGGCAGCGGCAAAAGAATAATTGTCTCTACCGATATGACCAATGCCGGTTTTGGGTTCAACGGCTGCGGTACAGGCGGGCTGTGCCCAGGGCAGACGGTTCAATACCAGAATCTCGGCCCCTGGCGATTGACGCAAAATCCTGGCCCATGGCGCCCGCAGCAAGCAGTAAGTTGGCACGCCAGTCCGGGTGCCAGCAACTTTAATGACTGCCTGTCAGCTTCGACGCCCTGCGATCTGGCTTTTCTGTGCAGCGAACGGATGGCGCTCGATACCGGTGCCATGCCCACGCCTGCGCTTTTCATCTATATGGCTAGCGGCCTTTATTCAAGCGTGGCTGGCGGTTATGCCTGTTTCATCAGTGGCAATCAGGGCAGCTCTGCCCCGTTGCTGACGCAGCTTTTTCCTGAACCCGGTGCTAATGTTACAATACAAGCTGCCGGTAGCGGCATTGGTATTTACGCCAAAGATGGTGGCGAAGTCGATGTTAATGGCACTAACAGCGGAGGTTCCGTTAGTTTTTATGGCGATAACAGTTCTATCGGCATAGCGGCTGCACAGTTCGCCATCGTGGATATTTTTGCAGGACTCATTTTTGGAAACCAGAGCAATACGGGCACGACGACGGGAATCAGCATACAAGCCACGCAGATGGCATCCATCAATCTAGGAGTGGAACAGACTGCCGGGCAGTCTATGACAATAAACACCACGGGAAATTGCCCCAATCAAGGTTCATTCATTGCTACGGACAGTGGAGCCTGGGTGACGGAGTCATCGGCTACCGCCGGGCACTTGATTATACTCGTGCAATGCGCTGCAAACTATAATACAGGATTTTATAACGTCCAAGGCGGTAATTTGAATAACCTCAATGGCATTCAATACGGCGGCACTTCGCTTGGTTCGGTAACATCTCCCCGAATAGCCTATTACGGCGGAACTACTGGAACATCGGGCACTGGCCATGGAGGCTGCGTCTATATATCTCCCCCGACAGGTGGCATAACTCTGGACACCTTGGGCACTCCCGGCATTGCGGTTGCCCTGCCGGTCGGCGCCTGCGTGGACTTCAGCGTGCAGACATCGGTTGCGCTCCTGCCGGGCTGCAGTGCCGACAGTGCTGGGCGACAGTTTTTCGTAACTAACAACAATTCCAACGTGTGGGGAACCAACGTAGCCATCGGTCCTCCCAATAATCTCGTGCTTGTCGGATGCGATGGCGCTAATGGTGCTTTCACGGTCATTGGTAAATAACATGGACACCTTCACGATCGTCATTCTCGTTTGCGACATGTTGAATTATGGCACCTGCGATTATCACACTGCCGATCGCGTCTACCGACTGCCGGGTTCAACCCCTATCGTACACATGCAGCACATGTCGGGAGCCGACAAGGACGGCAATCACTACGAAAAAGACGTCGGCATTTCCAACGCCCTGGAATGCCACAATGCGGCATCCGCCGCAGCCAGACACTACGCCTCGAAAGTTGACAAGCTTTCCCAGATGATCAAGTGGCAATGCCTGCCTACCCAGGAGCTGGATGATGCAGGCATCAAGGAAGTAGAGGAAAAATGACCCGTCTTCTATTCACCGTCAGCCTTCTTAGCCTTCTCCCGACGCTCGCCTACGGCGACCCAGGAGCGCCCACCCCGGCCCAGGCCCAGCCGACCCTTCAGTCCAAGCTGGAGCAGATCATCGGTTCGCTCATCGTCAACATGAACTCCATGTCTCTCAACCTCGACCAGTGCAAGGCCGAAGCCGAGGCGCTGCGTACGAAGTACGAGCCACCCAAGCACGAGCCGCCTAAGCTGCCGGAACCGCCAAAATGAAGCTCCTGACGTCGGTGCTGATCATCACCCTGACCGGCCCCGACAGCCAGCCGATCACGCTTAACGTCGACCAGATCGTCAGCGTCCGGCCGCCGCGAAGCAAGGATCACTTCGCGCCCGGCACCCAGTGCCTCGTCAGCACGGCCGACGGCAAGATGTCGACCGTGACCGAGACCTGCGCCGAGGTGGAGCGCAGGATGGAGGAAGGTGACGAATGACCGACGTCAAGCCGATGGTGGTTGACCTCTCCCACTGGGACCCGGCCTACGACTACGACGCTGTCCTCGAAGCCGGCATCGTCGCCTGCATCTACAAGGCGACCGAGGGCGACGGTTACACCGACCCGACCTACGTCGAGCAGCAGGCCCAGGCCAAAGAGGCCGGTCTTTTATGGGGGGCCTACCACTTCGCCAACGCCGAGCCGGTCATGGCCCAGGTGGATAATTTTCTCCGCTACGCGGCGCCCGACCCCGACGAGCTGATCTGCCTCGACTGGGAGGACTACGGGTCGAACACCATGTCGCTCGACGACGTGCAGGCGTGGATTCTGGCAGTCGAGGACGCCCTGCGCCGGCCCGGCGACGTCGTGCTCTATTCCGGCAACACGGCCAAGGAGGCGCTGGGGGACGAGGTCAACGAGTTCCTGGGCAAGCGTCGGCTGTGGCTGTGCCAGTACGGGTCGAGCCCGGTCGTCCAGAAGAGCTGGGACAGCTACTGGTTGTGGCAATACACCGACGGCAACTATGGCCCAGAGCCGCACGAGATCCCCGGCGTCGGCCCCTGCGACATCAACAGTTTTCCCGGCACAGTCGAAGAGCTGACTTCAACCTGGGCGTCGGGCACGCCGATTCCTGCTCCGCGACCGCCGCTGCAACCATCGGTGAGCATCATTGTCGCCGCCTCGCCGGGTGTACTGGTCAAGGTCCGGCAGACGGCTCTGATCCAGCGGCTGGACAGGAGGGTCCGCCGAGACACTAAGGAGGCCCGCTGACGGGTCAAGGCATCAAGCTGAGCTGAAGCCTGCGCCGCCAGTAGAGAAGGCCGAGTCCAATTGCCATGGCAATCCCTGGCAGTCCCGAGGCGACCGTTGGTCCCGGCGCACCCACGGTCGGGAGGGCAGCGACGTCGATCCTGTAATGTTCATAATCACTTATCACGCCCCCGGCGTCGACCAGCACCATCGTGGCCATGACCTCGCCGTTGATCGTCTTGAACGTGAACCCTGACTGGGCGTTCGGGCTGATCGGACCCAGGTCGAAGCTCTGGTCGGCCTCGACGGTGCCATTTGCCGCGATGGCGAACATGTGTGCCGTCACGTCCCCGGTGCCCTTCAGGCTGAACACCTGATCGGTCGTCCCGGTGGCGGTGCCGTCGGCATTGAATACCTGCACCGACATATTGCTAGTGTCGGTGATCTTTATGTCATTCCCATTCGCGGCTCCGGTGAAGCCCGGATTGCCGCTGAGATCGGTGAAGTCGACGAAGCCGGTGTGCTGCCCGTTGAAGGTGCCCTTCACGAGGCTACCGGTCACCGAGTCAAAAACGACGTTGTCGCCCGTACCCGACAGCGAGTCGGTTAGAATGACGTCGGCTCGCGCAAGCCCCGGCAGAAGCAATGTAAATCCCGCCGCCGCCCATAAAAAACGCTTCATCGCCTTGGTCTCCCTCTTTGTGGATCTCGTACTCTAACAGCGAATCAAAACGGCGGCAGAACTTCTGCCGCCGTTCGTTAATTTGTTAATCATCACTTCGGCGGAAACACGCTGTCCAGCGCCGACTGCAGCTCCTCGTTGGGCGGCACCGCACTCGTCACCCCGGAAAACGGCGACGGCTTCGCGGCTGCCTGCGCGGCATTGTCCCGGTCGATCTCTTCCCTGGTTCGACGTCGTCGCCGGGGCTGGTCGCCGTTTGATCCCGTTGGGCCGTTCTGGGGAGCGGCCTGGGCCGGAGCGGCCTGGGCCGGGGGCGCAATAAAAGACGGAGCCTGGGCAGGAAGCGCCGGGCGCGACTCGCCCACCGGGCGATCCAGCCGCCCGCAGACATCGTCGGTCGCGTTGCCTGCCAGGGCCTTGCGCGTCGCATCGTAGATTTCCTGCGGGATAAAAGCTGCCGCGTCGAACTGCAGCACGCCGCTCTTGCCCGGCTCGAACGATACCTTGGTGACCACCACGTCGAACGAGTACGGGTGACCGACAAACCTTTGCCGAAACTTATCCCAATTCTTGAACGAGCCCGGCGTCAAGACCAGCCGAAAGAACATGTCCGGCTTGTCCACTGGCATGACGCAGAGATATTTTTCATCACGGCAGGCTTTGATCGGCGTTCCGGTAAGTGCCGACTCGGCGGACCCTCTGACGTTGAACTGGCAGGCGTCACAGGTATCAGCCTGCGGCTCCATGGCGTCCATCGACGGGCCAACACCGTTCGAGGACCAGCACAGCGGCGGGTCGGCAGACCCTTGAGTCCACCCCTTGGGGTAGTACCGCTTGCACGTGACCGGGCTCACGTCGAAAATGCAGCATTGAAGTTCTCCCGGCAGCATCTGCTTAGCGCCCGCCGAGTCGACGAGGGTGAAACGCCCGCCCAGGATGCTCACGTGAGGCGGCTGGATCGAGGTTCCGGCCTTGGCCTGATCCGTCAGGCCACGGTCTTTGTAGTCTTTCAAGTAGTCGGGGATTTGAGCCATCAAATTCTCCTTTAGGAAGCCCGCACGTTGATGCGGGTGAAGGTCGAGGTCTCGACGCCGTCGGGCAGATCGCCGCCGTTCTCCTGAAGATAACGGCGCACCGCCTCGACTTTCGGCGCTCCGATCTGCATCATCTCCCCGCCGATGCCTTCCCAACGGTCGAGGCACCAGTCGAGAAACTTTTCGCGATCCATCACTTTGGGCTGCAGGAGATTCGACTTGTAGGCCGTGCCGGCATCGCACGAGACCGAGTCGGCTCCGGCTTTGGTGAGCAACACCAGAAGACGGTCTTGAATGGCTTCAAGGCACGACTTGTCCGAAACCAAGACGCCGTTCATGATCTTGTTGATCGCCTCGAAATGCAGCTTGAGCTGCAGGTAGCGGGCGATGTACTGCTCGACGGTCGTCTCGTCGGTCCATTCTGCCGTGAGCTGCGTCGTCAATGCCTGACGGTAAGGGCCAAGAAGCTGCACGAACCCGGTGCAGGCCGTCTCCATGGTCTTTAACAGCTCCTCGATGGTCATTTTAGTTCCTTGGCGTCGGGTGTCACTTTGCACTCGACGCAAATGAGGTCACTCACGATTGGGTTGTTGGGCTTGGTAATCCCAAAGCCCTCTGACACACGAACCCAGCGATAGTTATTGCCACTGCGTATTGCGTTCATATACGGCCAGCCATCTAATTCACTCTCTTCGGCCGTGCCGGTCTTGCCGCACTTGGGACATGTGAGCATGTAACTCCAATGCTCGTTCGCAGTCATTTGAGTTTTCCCTTTTCTCCCAAATGCTCATGTTGCATCTCCAGACACAGATCGAATTGCCGAACGATCTCGGCAAACAAAGCTTCATGTCGCTCGAAGGCTGTCTGCCTGAGTGTTTTGTTGCTAGAAAGCACATTGGCAAGCGCCAGTGCCTCGTATCTATCCAAGTGCAGCATGACAGTGCCGGAAATGCCCAGTATCTTCATAGGTCTCCCCTTTCGACAGCCTCAAGAAGCGCCCCCTGCATCGTCTGATGATGCTCCAGGCGGCGAAAAATCTCCTTCTCCAGCGGGTTCGACGTCAACTGGATGATCGTCACCGGGTAGTTCTGTCCCGGCCGATGCACCCGGCCGTTTCCCTGCTCGTACAACTCGGCCTTGTCGGTGGCGCCGAACCAGACGACAGTATCGGCAGCCACAAACTCGTTGATTCCATGCGCGGTCGCGGCGGGGTCGCATAGGATCACCCGCAGCGCCGGATCGGCAGCGAACCGGGCGATCCGCGCCGAACGTTCCTTGAGCGGCACGGACCCATTGATGACCGATACCCCAACCGTTCCCAAGAGTTTGTCATACAATCTTTGTATTACAGATGTCAACGGGCAAAACACGACCACCTTGCGAGAGGTTTCATCGAGGATCGCCTCCAGTTCGGAAAAGCGCGCGTCGGCGTCGACCGGATGCCATGCATGGTCCGAATCGTAGACCGCTCCCATCGAAATCTGCAGGAACTTGGTCCGGTACGACGCCTCGTTCACGGCCGTGATCGTCTTTCCGTCTTTCATCAGGATCTGGAGATCCTGCTTGAGGCGGTGCATGAGCCTGTCCTGCTCGGCCGAGAGCGGCACCTCGCGCTGCTGAGTGGTGCAGGATGGGCCGTCCCAGACCTCCTCGATGGGGATGCGCACGGCCGGCGAGAGGTGCTGCCGGGCAAAGTCGTAGCCGCCGGGTTGCGGCACCCACCGGTACTGCGAGACCTTGAGCATGGTCTTGTCGCGGAAGGACGTAAAAGACAGCCCGTAGGCCCCGTTCACGAGCTTGGCGAGCCCATACGCATCCGTGGGCGCGTTCGGAGTGGGGGTGGCCGTCATCAGCCACAGGTAGGGCTTAGCCCCATAGACGAGGCGCGCGATGCGATGACGCTTGGTCTGGGCGTCCCGGTAGCCCGACGCCTCGTCCACGATGGCAATCTGGATGTCCTCGCGTTCGGCGAGCGCCTTGGAGAAGCCGTCGAGGGCGAATCGGTTGCGCACGTGCGCCCCCACCCCGACGCCGTCGTGGTTGATGATGTAGAAGTCGACGTCTCGGGCAAGCTGCTCCAGACGCTTTTCCTGCGTGCCGTGCAGGATGGCGAAGGTTCGCTTGGAGAGGAAGTTCCCGAAAATGGCGTTCGCCCAGACCCGGTCGAGGATCGAGAGCGGAGCGACGATGAGGGCACGGCACGTTCCGCGCGGGTGCTGCCGCATGATGTAGTCGGCCGCCCACAGCGCCGAGAGCGTCTTGCCGGTGTTGTGGTGGCACAACCCGTGAGCGATGTAGTTCTCTTCGCCCGGCACGTGCATGTCGTAGTAGACGTCGAACCGGTCATATGTGATATGGACAATAGTGTCCATGGGAGCATCGCATGCCACGAACGGGACGTCCGCGAAAGCATCCCATGGCCGATCTTCGGCAGTTGGTCGAGCAGGGCTGGAAGACAGGAGATATAGCCTGCAAGTACGGAATAGATTACCGCCTTGTGCATCATCGCATTCAGCAGGAAGGTATTCCATACGTTCCGAGTCGGAGCGGACGATATAACGGCGGCTGGAAAGGCGGTCGGCAGCATTCAGGAAACTACGTGTATGTCTATTGCCCGGATCATCCGTTCGCGAAAAAGAACGGTTGCGTTCTAGAAAGTCGTTTGATGATGGAATTAAAGCTTGGTCGCTACCTTCGTCCAGAGGAGGTCGTGCATCATAAGCAGGGATTCGATAATCATCCCGACAATCTCGAAGTATTTGAGACGAACGGTGCGCATCTTGCGGCCACGCTGAAAGGCAAGATTCCGAGATGGACCCCGGAAGGGCGCCGTCGAATACTGGAAGCCGTTCGCCTACCGCGAGGTCCGCGCAGGAAACCCAGCCCCGGCAAGTCAGAAAGTAGTGCTTCCGAGTGACGCTGATGCTGCGGCCGGAAGCGAACGTCACCCGATAGAGTTGATCAGTTCCCTTTCGGAAGGGGGCCGGCGCTCGCGTGTAGCCGGTCCTTGTGCGTACCCAGAACGGCTGTCCTGCCGCCGCCAATGTCGCAATAGGCGTCGGCCCCTGGCCGGTCTCGATCAGCGTCTCGCCTGCTATGCAGCCCATGTCGGAGAAATTAAAGCCCCGGCGGTGCAGGACCATGTGATTTGCCTGCATGATCTGCGTCGCGTAGGGCACAATTCCCGGTCGTGCCGGCCAGTCGTAGGTCGACGCGTCCATGACGGGCACAACCGGCAGGTCGAGGTAGCAGGCGATCTGCATGTTCACTAGCGAGCGCGGCAAGGCCGTGTACGAGCCGTTGATAGCCTTGGCGTTATCGGCCCGCTCCAGCAATTCCTCGTGGATGCCGCTGTAAACGACGATGTCGCGCTCGCGGTCGTGCCAGATGTCGGTCATTTTTAATAGTGTGTTGTGCTGCTTGGATGCCCCAAGCGCATTTCCGTAGCTTTCATAAAGCTTTCGGCCATGATGTTTACTCCTTCCTCAGAAGGGGCAACCATCGCGATGACATCGGTGCCGATATCGCGGTTGTGGAACAGCGCATTGAATAATCCATACTCCCGCGACGTTCTCAATTCGTGTTGCCACAGTTAACTGCGTTCCATCGCGTGCTTTCCGCAACCGCCTTTGCAGGATAGGGAGCGTTTCGTTCACCCACTTGATCACATCCGGCTTCAAGATCGGAATCAACCGTTTTTCATCGCCTCCGAGCCCTGCTGCAAATGCCCAATCGAGATTGAGCTTCATGTATATTTTCATGACGTGCTCCGCTGTCCCGTTGGAATAAAGACGCCTCGCCATGCCTCGATGCGCGCGATGATGACCTCGGCCGTGCCCCACACCGTCATGCCGCCGGCTTTCTCGATCGCCTTGAGATAAAAGTCCTGCCGTACTGTCGGCTTCTTGCCCGGTCTTTTAACCTCGATGCCCCAGAAAATCCCGTTGATGCAAGCCAGCATGTCGACGGATTGCACGCCCCAGCCACCCTGAACCGGCGAGAAGACGTAGGCATTGATAGAGGCGAGATACTTGCGGACCTCGTCCTTCTGGCGACCTTCGGGAGTTTTCATGCGGTGTGCCACCCTGGTATGCTTCGTAGCCGGCTTGTAAAATATTCCAGAAACCGTTCCCGGTCCTTCGGGTGCATGCGGCGCATGCAGGTCAGGGCCAGTGATATCTCGGCGTCAGCCCATTGTGCTCGCATTTCTTAACCGGGCAGTATCCACAGAGCGGTCCCGGTCTTTTTTCGAAGTGCCCGGCCGCCGTGTCGGCCGCGATCTGCATCGACGCGGTCACGATCTTGTCCCACGTTTTGTCCGTGTCGGTCAGGTTGTGGATTTTGCCCATCTTTCCTTCCCGGAGCCACGCAAACTGCCCGTAGATCGACTTGAGATTGACGTGCGCCGCTTCGAGCAGGACCGCGCCGGTTTGCAATTCGAGCGGCGCTTCCCAGGGTCGGCCGGTCTTCCAGTCGAGGATGTAGGCGTGCTCGTAATCCGGGCTCACGAGGCTCAGATCCAGCTTGCCGCGAAAGAACGCCTTGGGAGAGAAGAAGTCGACAAGGTCGCCCTCGCGGTCGACGGCAAGCTGCTGCTCGACTCGCAGCGTGTAGGCCGATTCCTCGTACTTGTCGAAGGTCACGGCAAACGTCTCGTAGTGCGCGTGCTCCTTGGGCAGCTTGGTCCCTCGGCCGATGCGGTGCTCCATGGCCTCGTGAACGGCGGTGCCGCGCCGCGTCGCCTCGTTGCCCTCGAACGGCATCTTGAGCACGTAGCGGTGCTGATACTGATGTGGGCAGACGTTGAGATAAGTGTTCAAGCTGCTGAACGAATGTGGAGAGGTCATTTTTGGCTACCAGTCATGCTCGTCGCGAAGTTGTCGTTCAGTCTCCCAACGAATTTTTCGAGCAAGCGTCACCGAACGAACGATATCGTCGTAATCCCACGTATCCAAAGATGCAAACAACACGGCAGCAAGCTGCGCTATGAACGCAACACGTTCCTCTCGACCCGTTAAACTAGTTTTCATAACGTTCTCCCAGATGTCCCTCGCACGCCAGCGGAATGCCGGGCAGCCACTCCGGCTCGCGGCGCATTTCCTCCAGGCATATCTCCAAGTTCTTTTCCTCGTGGCCGTCTTTTGGCAGGAGCAGCAGCAGTTCGTCGTGGGGAATGTTCAGCGTCCTGAAGCCCCGTCTTTTGAGCCGGATCATCGCCTGGGTCACGATCACCCTTGAGACCGCCTCGCAGATGTTCTGCGTGAGGACTCCCTGATGAATGACTTTGCGCGCCTCGCGCCGCTTGATCTCCCACCAGCCGCCCCAGCGGGTTTCCGGCAGGCTCTCGCACTCCTCGGGCGTCGGCACGTACCAGTTCAGGCTGTCGTAGATCAGGCAGGTGCCGTTGGGCAGCCACAGCCGTCTTTTATCGAGGAAGAGCGGCCCCCACTGCTCGCTCTTGCCGTCGGCGAGCTTCTGCAAGGCCCTTCCGGCGGCGCGCCAGTATTGGACGATGTTCGGCGAGGCGTCGCGATAGATTCGCTTCCACCGCTCCGCAGTCTCCAAATCAATGGTGACAGGCGGCCCGTAAACACCTAGTCTGGCGGTTCGCTGAATGGTTGCAGCGCCAGCCATATACCCGCAGCTAAGTTTTAACTGTTTTCCGGTCCCACGTTCACGTTTCATTCCTTTGTCGACCGGGTAGCCGTAGGCTTGCGAGGCGAGCGCGATGTAGGGGTCGACGCCGTTTTTGAACTCCGCGAGCGCGTCCAGCTCCCCGGCGAGGTACGAGAGCACCCGGCACTCAATCTGCGAGAGATCGACCGGCGCAAGCAGGAACCCCTCGGGCGCCAGGATGGCGCGCCTCAAAGGCGACGGCTCCTTGGGGCTGTCCGGGTCGGATCGCTTGAGATTCTGAAAATTCGTGCGGTCGCCCCCCGAGAACCGCAGGGTCGAGGCCCCACAGTAATTCAGGTAGACCGGCATCGGCCCGCGCGAGTTCATCCACGCGAACGTTTCGGCGCGGGTCTGGATGATGGAGGACTTCGCGTCGAGCCGCGCCTCGGCGAGCGCCACGACGATGGGATCGTCGTGCTCCAGCAAGCTGAGCATGTACGGGTCGGTCTTGGCAAAGCAGTATTTCACGTTGCCTTTGGCGGTGATCTTGGTCTCGGGCTCTTCGGCCTGCGCGCGAAGCAAGTCCGCAAAGCCCTGGTCCGAGCGCAAGTCGTGCCCGTTCACCTTGAGCTTCGCCTGGGCGTCGGTCCGTCTTTTTTCCTCCCGCTCCCACGCCTCGCGCAGGACCGCGACGTCGGCCCGGAGCACCGGCTCCGTAAACATTCTTATGGTCTGGTCGATCACCTCGAACTCTTCGCGGGGAAATTCGGGAATTTCCCGGCCATTTCCCCGCGTGAGCAATTCGAAAAGTTTCCACGTCAGCTCGCAGTCGACGAGGCAGCCGTTGCCGAGCATCGACAAGGTCAGCGGATCGAGGTCTTCGATGCCGTCGAACGACGTGTAGTTTATGGTCTTTCCATGGAGGTTAAAGTGTTGAGCCAGACTATCCAGCGAGTTGGAAAAGTTGGCTCCCAGCGAATGACGAGCCATCGACAACGTGTCGAACCAGAATCGGGGACGAACCCCGTAATGATGATTGAGGATGAGTCCGTCGAAATGGGCGTGGTGGGCCAGTACACCCAGCTCGTCCCATCGTTGAGATTGGAAGAAGGCAGCAAGCTGGTCCCGTGGTATCCAAAACTGTTTTCCATCGTGCCACCGAAACCCGCAAAGATGGGCTTTGAAACGCTTGTCGCGCACGTAGGCTTCCGTCGACATCTTCGACAGCGTGTAGTCTTTTGAGCTGTACCTCGTTTCAAAATCAAGGGTGACGATTTTCATCAGTCGTCGTCTCTCGTGCGTCTCAACTCGAAAAAATTCTCTAGCTCAACCGGATGCCGCCGCATGCACAGCCTCGCCATGCGCGGCGTCCAGTTATTGTTGCATTTGAAATCCTTCATGTTACGCTCGACGTGATAGTGCCATCTGATCCGGTGCAGGATGGCCCTTGCCGAATACCGGACAAAACCCTGTCTTCTAAGCTGCAACGCCAGCGTCTCGAACAGGGCATAGACCTCGACCGGGGGTCTTGAGAACAGGTTTACGTGGGCACTAGACGGTAGGTGCCGCCCACGCCCCGGTTCTTCGGCCCGCCCCAGTTGTCGCATTTGATCCGCCATCCGACGAGCTTTCGGTTGAGGTTGGAGATGTGCGTCTGATAACTCCGCGACAGCGGTCCGCCGTCCGCGCCATAAAGACGGGACAGCAGACGTTCGAGCACGATGCCATGCTCGCCGGCCGCAGCGACGATGTCGAGAATGCGCTTCTCCGACCACGTCATGCGGGCGTAGCCTTCGTAGACTGCCGCCGCCGCCGGGATGGCCTGACCGCACTGGGCGCAGATGTTCATGCCGCGTTCCAATCAAAGACGCCGCCGTCCATCAGTTCTTGGTGAAGCCCCGCGCAGGCGAGCTTGTAGCGCCGCCACGTACGCGGATCGACGGGCTTGGCCGGAAATTGCGAGCCTGCCCTGGGCCGGATACCCTTCTCCATCCAGTAGACGGTGATGGCGGCGAGTCCTAGTCTTTCCGCCAGCTCGCGCCTCGAAAGGTGCAACGATTCGCGCCATGCCCTGGCTTTGTCATACTCTGTCATGCCTTGCACAATAATAAAGTTTAGTCTACTTTGCAAGTTCTAAATCGGTTCGCGTGTCGCGTGCAATGCTGGACCGCTGCATAACGAACGGCCTTGACCATGACATATCGAAGGTATCGATTGGGTGACAGAAAAAGCGCCCCATCAAATGAACGGGGCGCGGGGTCAAGTCTCGGGAGTCATAGGGGCACTGAACGCTTTCCCTTGTAGCTGACAACCATTCATAACGCAAGGGGTTGTAGGAAATGTTCCCCAATCCACGTTTGACCATGGCCGTGCGCTATGCACGCGCCGGGTACTACGTGTTTCGCCTCAACGGCAAAAGACCATTCAAGGGTTCCCACGGCTGGAAGGATGGAACCTTAGATACAACCCAGATCGAGGCATGGTGGACGGAGACTCCCCTTGCCAACATTGCCATCGCGTGCGGAGCCTCGGCCATCGTCGTGATCGACATCGACGGGCCGCAGGCCGAGGAACAGTTCGCCAAGCTCGAAAAGCGATGGGGCAAGCTGCCAGAGACTTATGAGGTAAGGTCCGGCCGCAAGGACGGCGGCCGGCATCTTTATTTGAAGATTCCTCACGAGATCAGATCGCGCCGCATCGGCAAGGTCGAAGCCAAGTGCCGGGGCAGCTACGTGGTCGCGCCGCCGAGCGTCCACCCCGACAGCGGCGCCGAATACGCCGTCACCAAGATGGTCCCGATTGCGACCCTGCCCGGCAGGTGGCTCGAAGAGCTGTCAAGCGGCAAGGACGGACAAGACCGGACACCTCCGGTCAAAGACCCGCCGCCGGCTTTTATCCAGACCAACGGCAATGGCCACACGACGCCGCCCATCGAGACCCTCCCCTACACCGTGGACGACCGCTCGCGCGTCGAGGGGTGCCTGCGCCTGCTCGATCCCGGCATGCCGCGCGACGAGTGGATCGCGGTGATGATGGCGCTGCACAGCCTCAACTGGCACGACGGCCCATCGGGCAACGACATCGGCTTTGATCTCGCCGTGCGCTGGTCGGCCGGTGAGCTGAACGGCGGGGAAATGCCCAAGAATTACAAGGGGGAGCAGGATTGCCAGAAGCAATGGGCGAGCTTCCACCACGGCGGCGGGATCGGCATCGGGACGCTGTTCTGGATGGCGGACCTTGCCGCCAAAAGATCAGACGCGGAACGTTCTCCTGATGAAGCTAAGGAGAAAACTAAGCGATCATCGAACGGTCATGCCCAAGAGGGCGAATCAGGAACGGCACATTCCGACGGGATTTCGACGGAAAGTGCCGCGACAACTCCCGCAAAAGATGCCGTCGACCGGCTCAACGAGCGGCACTTCATGTTGCGCAACGTCGGCGGGCAGTGCCTGATCGGCGAGATGATCCCGAACCCGCTCAACACGGGCTTGATGCTTTCCCTTCAGGGCATCCAGTCCTTCAAGACGTGGTATGCCAATGATTTTATTGGGAAAAAGACCGTCGCGAACGCGTGGTTGTCCTCTCCCCGGCGACGCCAGTACGAGGGCATCGTCATGGCTCCGGGTCTCGGCGAGGTGCTCGAAACCGGCCACCTCAATCTCTGGAAGGGATTCGGGGTCGAGCCCCGGCCCGGCCATTGGCCGAGAATGCGCGAGCACGTCGAGCGCATCGTGGCCAACGGCGTCTCGTCGGCGGCCGAGTACGTGCTTCGCTGGGCCGCTTGGGGGCTGCAGAACCCCGGCGAGCGGGCCGAGGTCGCGCTCGTCCTGCGCGGCGGCAAGGGGTCGGGCAAGGGGATGTTCCTGCGGACGCTCGCCCGTCTTTACGGGTCGCACGGCATCCACATCTTCAACCGGGAGCACCTCGTCGGGAAATTCAACGAGCACATGCGCACCTGCCTCTATCTCTTTTCGGATGAAGCCTACTGGGCGGGCGACAAGAAAGCCGAATCGGTCATCAAGGGGCTCATCACCGAGCCGTCGCTGATCCTCGAAAAGAAGTTCCACGACGTCGTGCCGTGGCCCAACCGGATGAAGATCGCCATGGCGGCGAACGCCGACTGGGCGGTCCCGGTCACGGCGGATGAAAGACGGTATGCGGTGTATCAAGTCAGCGACGGCTACGTGCGGGCCGGCGTGATAAGCAAGGAATACTTCGAGAAGCTTCAGGACGAGATGGACAACGGCGGGCTCGCGGCCATGCTCTACGATCTTTTATCGCTGCCGGTCTCGGGATTTCACCCCCGGCAGGTCGAGGCCGAGATGACGGCGCTGGACGAGCAGAAGCGGGAATCGATGTATGGCCTGGAGGAGTGGTGGACCGAACTCTTGGAGGGAGCGTTCGTGCCGGGCCGCATCAACGAGTATAGACCCGAATTTGGCGTATCGGAAAAGTTGATGGATCATGTGCGCGAGACGGTGCCGGTGCTGCGCGATCTTTCCTCGCACAAGCTGGGAAGGTTCCTCCGCAAGATGGGCTGCATGCCGCACCGCGCGGGGACCGTGCCGACCAACCCGCGCGGGTGGCTCTTTCCAGCTCTCAAGGAGGCCCGCGAGAAGTGGGTCAGAGACTATGGAAGACGGGAGTGGAGGGAGGAGGGAGACACATGGCAATGAAGCAGCATTATCTGGTCAGCATTCCCTTGGCGGGAGGCTACATCCACGGCTACGCCAGGACCAGTAAAAACGAAAGGATGGTGACGGAAAGACTGGCAAGCCGCATGATGGACGAGGTCGAGGCACATAAAATACCCATGCCGATGCCCTTCGTCATGATGACCCGATTGAGTTACGGCCACGAGATCGTGCTGGACATCCTGCAAAAATCAACGGAAAACTTTAACGAGATGGACTCCGTTAAAAAGATGAAAAAAGGCCAGGAATTCTTTGTCATCTGGATGATGGGCAACGACAATCCCGATCAAGAACGCCTGCTGAAGCTTCACTGAAGGGGAGACCAACATGGCAGTAGATTATCAATTCATCGCACGGCCAGGGAAGCCGCCGGAATACATCAGCGAGAAAAAGACCGTGCTGCCGCCCATCCGACGGGTGCCATGGACGGCAATCCTCGTCGGGCTCATGCTCACGACACAGGTCGCGTGCGTGATAACAATCATCAACATTCTGCGCGTCGACAGCAATCTGATCGAAGACAATAAAGACAACGTCAAAAGCATTCTCTTTCTGAAGAGACAACTGCTTGACATGTCAACTAGATTGGAAAAAATAGAGACTGCCCCGCGCGTGGTGCCGATGGCAACCATCACGCGGGGCGATCCCCCGGTTAACATGAATCCAAACACGCCCAAGTTCGACCCCGCCGTGCTGCAAGGGTCCATGACCGACCTCAAGGCGGCGGTCGAGCTTCAGCAACAGAAGCTCGACGCCGTCCTCGACGGGCTCAGTCACGTCCGTCGTCGACGTTGATGACCAGCCATCCCTTCTCGCCAATGGCGATCCATTCAAGATAACCATTGCGCAATCGAAGGTAGAGATCCGTCAACCGGCCTGCGGGCAGGCTCAGGACAACAGCCGGGTAGCTCATGATTGGTATTTCTCCCGTCTTTTACGGTTGATTTCGTCTTTGTTCCTCGCCCAGTACGCGGCCTGGGCCTCGGGCGACTTCGTCACGCGGGCGCAGACCGCGCATCGTCGTGATGCCGAGTAGTGGATACCGAGCCCGTGCTTCGGGCAGGTCGCCATAAAATGCGTAAGGCCCGCAGCGCGGGCCTTCTTCGCCATTCGCAGCTTGTTCATGCACGTTCGAACCTCCGTTTTGTAGAAAGTTGCAGAAAGTTTCAGTGGTGGCTTGCGAGGCTTGGGCAGTCTTATGAACCCCACGCCATGGGGCCGGGAGGGCCACCCACGCAGCCTCGCCTTGTCCGGGCCATTGAACCCTCAACGCGCTGCCACCTCGCCTGTTGGGAGTAATTCCCTCCCGATACGGATTGCGGGGCCGTGCCGTCTTCATCCCCTTTGCGGGTCCAACCGGCACGGCCCCTACCCTGGTTCGCCCTGCGCAAGACGCCAGGGGTTCCTAGGCCGCGAGGCGCATCACCTCGCCAGCCTTCCTTTCCATGTCCACCCGCTCATCCTGCCACCTGATCGACCGCGCGTAGGCGGTCGCGGCCACGGTCACGTCCCACAACGTCTCGATGGGACGGCCTTCTTCGGCCTCGTGGATGAGCTTCAGGGGCTGGATCAGCCGCTTGCCGAACCGGACGCTAAGGAACTCGTCGAGCTTGTCGTCCAGTCTTTTACTGCGTGCCTGCTCGATGGCCTCGACCACGTTCGAGGCCCGTCCGGCCGCGTAGGCGTCGAGCGCCGGGAGCATCTCCTCGATGTACTTGTCCGGCGCGGATGCGGTGTGGCGGATGCGGATCTCGCGATACTCATCCGCGCCCCACACGATGCGGTTCTGGCACACGTAATCAAAGAGGAACGTGGCCAAGCCGAACGTACTTGATCCGACCTCGGAGTTCCACATGAAGAAGCCCCGCGCGAACGATCCCGGCTGTCCGTTGCGCCGTCGCGGCAGCTCGATGCGGTTCCGCTCGTTCGCCAAAAAGACGAACATGTCGCGGTCGCCCGCGTAGAGTGTCGTGTTCTCGACCGTGACGGGAACGTCCCGGCCGAACTCGCCCGGCACCTTCCAGGGGCCGGTGACGCCGTCGCCGAACTTGCGGATCAGCGCCCCGACGACATCGTCGTTCCAGATCCGGCCGTACCTCGGGCCGGTCGCGGCTCGCAGCGTCGAGTCGGCGGTCTTCTGGAGTAAAAGACCAACGTCCTCGATGTTGCGCTTGAACTGGAATCCGTAATTAAGACAGTCCGCGACGATGGGAGACGGCATGGTCCGCAGATAGCCTGCGGGGGCCTCACCCAAGGCCGCGAGCTGGCCGAACGCCCAGTGCGTGGGCACGAAGCCGTGCTCGCCGGAGTCTCCGTTCACGATGGTCAATCCGCGATTGTCGAGTGCTGGCTTGACGTGAAGCCGCCGCGAGGGAAGGACCAGCTCGCGCGAATGCTCGCGCAAGTACTCGAAGTGCTCGCTCATGTCGTTGAGCGAAGTGAAACGCTCGTCGTCGGGCCGCGTGGCCCACTGACGGGAAGCTTGCATCAATTCCATCTTCAATCTCCATAAAAGACCCGCTTTCCAGGCGGGTTGTGAAGACGCCACCATTGGCGCTTCGGGAGACGGCCGGTCTCTTTTGACCGGCCGTCCGGCCGAAACGTCAGAGCAACGCGATGCGACGGAAGTGATCGACCTCCTCGGCCGGCATGTCGGCATAGGGCGAGCGGCCCTTGCTGACGTTATAGAACCGCGCCGCCAGCACGATGCGAGAATTACAGACGCCGCAACACCGCTCGTCTTCCGAGCGGTCAAGCGGCTGCGGGTTGTGCGATCCATGGACGTCATGGATGAGATCGTCGCACAACGCGCACTTGATCGGGTAGTCAGTCATTTCAAAGTCTCCCCTTGTTTGCCTCGACGGATCAGATGATAGAGCAAGCTTGCACTCGGGTCAAGGCATATCCGATATGCAAGCTTGCATAACAATCACGCGGGCGAAGCCGCCAGCGTCACGGTGTCGTCGTCGTCGTCATTCGACGTCATTTCTTCCGCCTCGGTATCAAAGACCACCAGCGACTCGCTGCGAGGCCGGAGCTTTTTGGTCCTCTTGCCGGAATTGATATGGTCTCTGAGCAAGAGATAAAGATGCTCCCGCGACTTGCCGCTGGCACTGCACATGTGGCGGATTTCCGGGTCATGCAGCGGAAACGAGGCGATTTTCCTCACGAGTGGCGCGTGGACGAACAGCTTGCGCTCCTCGTCGTCGAGCCAGAAATCGTGATGGTCCGACAAGAGCTTGGACAACACGAGCAGGAACGCGAGCTTCATGTAGCTTGCGCCCTCCTTGATCGCCACGCTGCGAATGCCCCAGCAGGTATCGACCATGTTGAAGAACGTCCGCAGGTTCTCCCGCATGTTGGAGATGCCCACGTTGGTTCCGGTCTTTAAAGCCGCCGTGACCATCTCGTCGAGCGAGCCGCCGCCGCACGGTCCCTTGTGGGCATGAAGGCGTCCGGCCACCCGCATCAAGGTCATAGCCGAGATGATGTCGGACTTCATGGCGCGGTGCTGCCATGTCGTCCGGCCGCAGAGCACGAAGCCCTTCTCGTTGTGAGTCAGGGCATGCAGCATGATCAGCACGGGATGGCCGTGCGGACCATAGGCCGTGTCCTCGCGGAGGTTCCGCAGGAGCACGTTGGGACCGAGACGGTTACGCCAATTGTTGAGCTTGTGAAAGCGCGTGCGCTCCCACTCGCGCGTCGTATTGAAGTGGACGGTCGCACCGATACGCAGGTTCTCGACCGCCTCGACGTGGGTTTGCAGCCAATAAATGATGGTGCTTTGACGCTGCAAACCGTCAATGATGTACACCGGGTCTTTGAGGACGAACTCGTTGGTCTTTGACGAAAAGTTCGATCCTCGCATACCCAAGTCCAGATCGGGAAGCCGAGCCCCGGACTCCAAAGCGGACATGATCCGCTTTTGCGAAGACAAGGGCAGCGCCTCGCGCTGGTAAGTGTCGGTCTTCAAAAGATGCAACGTTCGAAGATCGATCGCCCCGCGAAGGACAATCCCGGCGGGACTGTCCGTCGCGTCGTCCAGCGCCGCATTGAACATGCGGACGTGTATCAGGTTACTCATTTTCGCTTCTCCTTTGGCCGCCTGGGCCATCGTTCAAGTTTCACGCTGTCTTTTTTGGACAAAAAGACAAACGCCACGGATATTTTGTAAGACAAATATCCGTGGCTGTCAAATAAGTATCAGTGTATGGTTGGCGACTCGTCGCAGTAGACCGACGCGTGCCAGCCGTCCTCGCCGTCTTCCACCGCGTTGAGGCGGTCGGCGGCGAGAACCGCGTCGGCCCAGTTCTTGAACATCGGCACGGTGCGCGTGCCGTCTTTTTCGGCGAGCGTGAAGGGCTCGCCGTCCTTGTTGGCCACGAAGGGCACGCCGGGCGGGATGCGGGTCATTTCATGTCTCCCCTGATAACGCGCGACCTGTTCGCGCGACCTTGTCCCGTTGTCTCACGACGGGACAAGTGCTCGCGGACCTGTCAGGAATCCTTGACCGTCCAGCCAAAGGAACGCCAGCGGTCGACCGTCGGCTCGCGGCAGGAATAAAGACGGATCGTCCGCCAGCTTCGAGAAGTGTCAGGAACTGTCGGACCGAGCATGCCCGCGTCCAGACTGGTCGCAGGCCATGCGCAATCATATCTGAGCATGTCGAACGGGAAAGCTCCCCGTCCGACAACGTTGTAGGCAAAACGATGGCTGTGTACTTTCATTGGTCTCCCCTTCATGCGCGACCTGTTCGCGCGATCCCGCGCCGTTGTCTCACAACGGCGCAGGCGCTCGCGGACCTGTCAGTCTTCAACGTCTTCTTCGACTTTATAGCAAGAGTGTTCCATATTCACTCTCACACATTCCAACTGGGCGACGGGATGCCAGATGCCCTCGATGGGATCGAAGGGCTTGTAATGGTCGCGGACCCATTGCTGGAATGCCTTGGCTTCCTGTTCGTTAAGAGCCCGGTAGATCATCTTTTTAGCCTCCGTATGGGATCGTCGAAACGATCACGGTGAGAACAAACAGCATGATCACCATGGCGGCAAGAGCCGCCACGGTGCCGTTGAGGATATTCACGGTCATTTCCAGTGTCTCCCCTTGATGAGCGACCATTCGCTCGAACATGTCCGCCCAAATAAAAGACGGACATGGGCTTGCGAATGTCTTTTTTCAAAGTTCGTTCATGGCACGCATCAAATACTGATCGCCGAATGCCGCAATGGATACTGCGGCACATTCCCATTGCCGGGCGAGCCGGTAATCCTGCCATGCCGACTTGATATGCTCGGCCTTATCGGCACATATTTCCGACAGCATTTCCAGCATTGCTGGAAGGCCATCGGCATCGATGATTGCTTCCAGTATTTCCAGTTTTTTCTCGCGTGTCATTTTCAGTTTCTCCCCTTCATGAGCGACCATTCGCTCGAACATGCGCCGTCTTTTATTTGACGGCGCATGGGCTTGCGAGACGCGGGATTGCGCTCGACCCTGTCCCGATCTTTTATCGGGACAGGAGCTTGCGCATCAGTAGTCGGACGGCAGCAGGAACGTCGTTTTTGAACGGTCCGCCTCGGTGATGATCCAGAAAACGTCGGGATCGTCCGGCAGCGGGAATACGCTCATGAGCGATCCGCCGTCGCGAAGGTTACGGCCGTTGAGGGCCGAGTCCTCGGCGTCGCAGAGGCCCCAATCGCCCGCGACGTGGCGATTGAGGGCGGCGGACGCGTAGTCCGCCGACACCTTGGCCATGACGGCCGGTGTCGCATAAACGGCAGACGGCGTGAACTTGACGGTCATTTTCAGTCTCCCCTTCGAGTCGCACGATTGCGCTCGACCATGCCGCCGCCTCGCGAGGCGGCGGCATGCGCTTGCGCACACCGTCTTTTAAAGTTTAAACGGCCGGACAACCCTGCTCGCGCAGGGAAGCCATGAGGTAGGGCAGCCCCTTGTCGAGGGCGCGCTTTTCGGTCTGGAAGTGCTCATCATCGGGTGCGAGCAAGAGATAGCACCCGTCGAACGCGTCGGGCTTCGACGGATAGGCGTGGCCTAGACCGTGGCCAAGCTCCGACAGGCAATGCTCGTGGCCCCACTGGGCGAAGGCGAGCCGCCGGTACATCGACGGATGGCCCACGCCATAGGCGAGGCGCGGCAGATCAAGCGGCTGCCCGGCGTCCTTCAAGCGGACGCCGACTTGCACGCTTGGCTGGCCGCTGTAGTTGCTGGTCTGGGCGAGCGCGAGGACTTCGACCGAGAAGCCCGCGTTCTCGATGCGGTCGATGATCGCGGCCACGACGGCCGCTCTATTGACCAGCGACGAAGCTTCGATCATGGCCGCCACGCTCATGTCGCTGACCAGGGTCAGGACAGGACGCTTGCGGGACCGCACGGTGTCGAGGCGCCGCATATGCATGGGATCGCCCGCGACGGCTCGCGGGACGCACGGGAAAGCGCCCGCGACGTCATAGCGGACGGCGCGACGCTGCATCGGATGCGCGACGTTGATCCGGTCCACGAGGGACTGGACCTTGGTTGCGCCTTCCTGCCAGCCCTCGCGCGCGAGCATGAGGGCTTGGGTCATGGTCTTGGTCCCGCGAAACGCTTCGTCTCCGGAACCGCGACCCCAACCGGCGTCACACCAAGCGTCGCTTGCGTGAAGCGACTTGATGTAGGACGCGAACGTCTCCGGGTTGGACCAGAGGCTTCGCACCATCCACTCGCCGGTCGCCTTGTCGCGCACATTGCGCGGCAAGAATGCGGCCAAATCGGGCGCATTGCCGATTTCTTTGGTTTTCATTTTTCAAGTCTCCCCTTTGTGTGCGAACCGATCGCACGATCATGTCCCGTGTCTCATGACGGGACATGCGCTTGCGTACGGTTTAGATCCGCGCCTCGATCCGGCGGCGCAAGTCGGCATCGATTCCGCGCCAGATAAACGCGGACTCGCATTGCTCAAAAGACCAGCCCGCACTGATCATTTTCGCCCCATTGATGCTCGCGCGAGGCGAAACGACAACGCGGGCCTTTTCGGCGAACACCGCCGCGCGGATTTTCTGGACCCGGTGGACCCATTGATCATTCCCCGCACAACGGAACTCAAGGGTTTCGTCATACGGGAACTCAATCTGGGCGAAACGGTCGATGGTCGACGCGTCCAACTGGGTCGCGCCGCAAAACATGCGATCCGTTCCCGTTCCCCACGTATTCGCGCAAGCAACGAGGCGGAAATTGACGTGCCGGCACACTGGCTCGACCCGGTCAGGGTAGGCCATGTGGCCGTTCGCGATGGCAGTATTGAGTCCCTGCTTGATCGCGGCGGCGTCCGACGTATCCAATTCGTCCGCGCATAAGAACTTGCCGTGCTCATACGCGTCGCGGGCCGGTGTCGACTTGTAGTCGCCGTGACCGTCGAGGAATCCGACAACGTCATGCAAGCCGTTCATCGCGGCCTGGAAGCGATATTCAAGGTCCAATGCGCGAGCAATCTGCTCGCACACGGTCGATTTTCCCGATCCCGGCGGACCAACGAGGAACACCGGGATATTGTTGGCAACCAGCGCCAGTATCTGCGGAAACAGATAGTGGCGCGGCTCATCACCCAAGTCGCGGGAAACGTCCGCGATCTTGACAACGAGATGCGACGATGGCCGCTTATCCAATTCCTCGACAACGATGGCGCGAACTTGGTCCGCATTAACGGTCCGACTTGCGACCGTTTCGACAATCGACGTCACGAGAGTCGTGAACGTCGCGTCTGCGCCGGTCGCGACGGGTTTCGGCGGCGGCGGAGCCGACTCTTGCGAGTCGCCGTCTGATCCGTCCAGTTCGTCGGATTCGAGCTTGGCAAGCTCATATTCTTGCCTGAGCTTGTCCAACGCCCTGTCGGACGTATCGTTATAAATATCGTCCAACTGACGGATCGTAACCTTATTGGTGAATATCGCGGGGAAACCCCGCGCATTCAACCAACGCCGCACGACGGCGCGGACCGCGTTGCGCTCATCAACTGTCGCGCGCGACATGGTATTAAGATTGCCGCGCGGACCGATCTTTTCGAGCGCGAAAGCGTCCGCCGCCTCGATTGTCATCGATGTACGTGCCATTTTCGAGTCTCCCCTTGAAGCGAGATTGCTTCGCGATGCCGCTGATCGAACGCGGCATCGCGAAGCAAACAAGCAACGCCGCGCGATCATGCGACCGCGCGGCGTTGCCGTTTATTCGGGGAGGGGATTCGAAAATGAAAAACCTTTTCAGCTAACGGCGGGGGCGTTCCGAAAGTATAGTGGCTGCCATTCGCGGCAGGTTACCCTTTCGGCTCGTGAAATCCCTGGTTTCACCGTCGCGATTGATCATACCTGGACCTACCCTCGCGTTCGCCTCGCGTCTGATGCCTATTGCAACCGGCCACGTTTACCGGAGGCGCGACGTACGGTGGTTGCGGGATAAATCCCGGTTCTTAGGACCGACGCGCGTCAGCTTGCCTAGTGCCGCGCGAGAGACAAGCGGCATAAAACGGCCACCCGCTACTCTCGGAAGTGCTCTAGATCACTTGCGCACATGTTTCCTGGCGGGTGCCATAGCTGCCCCTATGCGGATGATTTGCGGCATCCTTTCGGATTTGGAACGGCGCACCCCCATGCTTGGGGCTCCGGCGCGATATTCGGCCTCGCGCGAGGCGGGCGAGCGAATTGCGGCTCGCGGGCGAAAAGGGGCGAGTTCGCCCCCTCATGAATTCCCAACTCCGTCGTTTCAGTAGCCTCAGAATACAGGAGTCGGGACATATCGCAAGTGTTCATTCGACTGATCAAATGACATTCGTTAAAGTTTAAGCATTTACAAGGGGTTGTGAGAGGGGTCGATCAGCTAAAATTTAGCATTTTCGAAGGGTTGAGCGGATAAAGTTTAGCATTTTCGGGGTTTCTAGCCAACTAGAAGCGGTTTTCATGTTTTGTTCTTATTTGATAATTTCGCCTGTGTTTTCTAAAGGCTGTAACCGTTGTCGGCGGCTTCCGCCAGTTCAGGGCGCCTGTACCCCTATAGGGGGAGTAGGGGTGCGCTGGGGGTGCGAGGGGGGCGGCTAGGGTGCTACTGCTACTATATATTTACTATTAAAAATATTTAAAAATAATGGTTGTATAGGCTAGAGCGGCTTAACCCCGTCGAATCAATGCCTTGCGTTAGCCGGATTCCGCGACCATATTTGCTCGTCGAAATCAATGTGGTTTAGGTATAAGGATACCGTCATGCTCTATCGGATTCGCCCCACGACTCGCCAACGTCAAGACGCTCGTAAGGCGGCGGCCATTGCGCTCAAAAAGCGCCGCCGGGATTTTCGCGGACAGGCATTGCATCTCGGATGCAAGCTCTATGGCGAATTGACCAAGCATGAACGCGCCTTCGTTCGCGCAAGGTTCGAGCCGCCCTGGACCGGGCGAGTGTGGCTCAATCATCGCGGCGTCGTGATTCGGCTCGATATCGATACAGGGCAATGGGATCGCGGTCACGAGCCGAGAACGCGGGGGCGATACCTTGCGCGGCCCTAGTGCGGCGTTCTCCGGTACGAGCCGCGAAGCTTTTTTGCCTTGGGTTTTGCGGGGATAGGCTCGAGTCCCTCCCCGGACTCGCTCAGGACGGCGGCCAGACGTGCGTCAGAGCCTTGCCCATGCGTTTTGCGGCGCGCCCGCGCCTCGCGCCCGGTATGACTCGAAAAACGCGTGGAAACGCCTTTGTGTGCGATTGGCAGGGAGTCCAGCGCCGCGAGGGTTTCGTCGATTCGGCGGCGTTGCTCGGTCAGGACGGCTCGCAATGCCTCGCGAGCCCACAACGGCATGAGTCGCGTGCCGCGAGCCCAGTGTGAGCGAAGCATCTTGCCTACCGGGAGCACGGCGGCGGCTCGCGGCGGCGGCTCAAGGCACGGCCGAAAGGGTACGGGAGGGTAAACCGCCTCAGTGCGGCGCGGCACGCGATAGCGGCCCGGTAACCGTACCGCAGGACGCTTTTGACCGAGATCGGACAGAGAACGGCCAGAATGTTCCATAATACTGGCGAAACCCGACACTGAGTGTGACCACGTCACACAATACAATCAAAACCGACTCGGCCGCTACGGTACCTCAGAGCGTCGCTGGTCGCGAGTCGGTCTTTACCCTCCCCGCGATACCCAAAAAAGACCGCGCGTCGACCAGCGACGTTCCTACGCGTTTTTGGGACTGAAACGTGAACGCGAATTTGCTAGATAGGCTCACGCTGTGTTCACGGCGATATTCACGCTACGTTCGCGAAAACGAAACGGACGCGTTCAGTTACTACCCGCATTTGTATTTGTGTAAGACCAAGTCATACAGGTTGCATGAGCGCGATCCCCTGACTTGCTATCAGCGGCTCTAGCACGCTAAACCATTGATTTATAACGCTTTCTCGCCTCGCCGCGAGGCGCGCGGCTAACACTGGGCTAACGGCAGCGACATTTGTTGGTTATCTAATAAACGCAGCATCTTATAAGAGACTGGTCTTTTATTTATTGTTGATCTTCTTATAAGACAATATTTATTGTTGATCATCAACAAATATCTGATCAACAAATATTTGATCTTGTTTGATGAGCAAATATTTGTTGGTCATCAACAAATATTTGATGAGCAAATAAAGACCAAAAAAGACCGCGCGGTCGCCTCGACGCGGGCGCGCCTGCGTCGGCCCGGCCTGGGTGGGAGTCGTGGGCACCCCAACTCGTGGCCCCCCAGGGGTTTCCCTCACGCTGCAAGCTTGCTTGCTTGCGCCCCATGCCACGCGGCAGTAGAAGCTGCCCATGGCCATGCTCGAACTCGGCACCCATGTACGCATCCAGGGCCGCCGCATCTCCGCCGACATCGGCGGCGGGATCGAGCCCCCGTGGGCCGGCACGATCACGCACGCCTGGGCCGACCGCGACGGCGTCGCCTACATGGTCCTGCCGGACAAGGGGGAACTCTCGATCACGGTGCGCGCCGAGCACGTCCGGGTTGACACAAGGTAGCGGTAGGTGCTACGCAGCAAGACGTGGCACACCGTCGTCCTTCAACCGCGACAGTCCCGATTTCCATCCGCCTGCCGGCCGACCTCCGGGCGGACCTCGAACGTGTCTCCCGCGAGCGCGACGTGACCGTGTCGTGGATCATCGTCGAGACTCTGCGCCGTTGGCAGTCCCATCAGGGCAGGCGCGTGCGCAAGCCGGTCGTGATCGACGAGGACGCCTGATGAAGATCGTCCTGATCACCACGACCGTTCGCGTGCCCAACGTGCTGCGGCTCTACCGCAAGCTGGGACCGGACGTCGATTTTATCGTCGCGGGCGATCACAAGTCCCCTCACGCGGAGATCGAGGCGCTCGCGGAGGAATTGGGGAAAACCCGCTACCTGCATCCCAGCGCGCAGGCTCCCTGGTACGTCTCGTCCGCACTGGGCTGGAACACCATCGCGCGGCGCAACATCGCGCTCCTCGAAGCCATGGCCTGGAGCGACACCGACGTCATCGTCACGGTTGACGACGACAACATCCCGATGGGGGATTTCTTCGGCGACATCCGCAGGGCGTTCGAGACGCCCCACACCGGCCTGAAGGCTTTTCTCGACCCGAGAGCGCAAGCCTATTTCCAGTATGGCGTCTTTGATCCCGGCAGTCTTTTATTGCCGCCGGTCCGTCAGCGGGGCGTGCCTGAAACCGACGTGCACACGGCCTCCTCGCACCAGTTCACCTATACGGTCGATCAGCCGGTCGGGGTCGTGCAGGGCATGTGCCTGGGCGATCCCGACATTCCCGCCTACCTGCGCTTTGCCTCCCGTCCCGTCGTACCTGCGGTCGCCGAACCGTTGCAGAACGGCGTCGTCTTCGTGCCTCGGCAAAGCGCCTTCACGATCTTCAATACCCAATCGACGGCGTTCCTGCGCCGGCTTGCTCCCGCCATGTTCTGCCCGCCCCGCATCGGCCGCTACGACGACATCATCGCCTCGATCGTGACCCAGAAGCTCATGCAGGAGCACGATCTGGCGGTTCGTTTTGGCAAGCCATTCGTGTGGCAGTATCGCAACACCCAGTCGATTCCCCGCAACATTCAGGACGAATTGTGGGGCTACAAGAATTTCACGGCGGTCGTGGCCCGCATCAATGAATTCAACCTGCACGGCCTCGACAAGCCCCTGCGCGCCCTGTGGGATTTCATCCACGGCATCAAGGAATTTCCGGGCGACGCAGCAGCGGCCGCCAAGGCATTTCTCGACGACGTCGATCACATCAGGACGCAGGTTGCCGTATGACCTCCTCCTCGGTCGCCATCGCCCTGCTGACCAAGGACCATCCCGAGCTGACGGAGCGGTCGCTCCCGCCTCTCCGTAAGGCTGCCGGCGCCGGCCTGATCGATCTCTTCTGGGTCGACGGCACGTCGAGCAATCCTTATCGCGTCGAGCCGTCTCCCTGGCATATTTACAACGGGATCACGGGCGGTCCCGACTCGGCGATCGTCTTCGCCCTGTCGGCCATGCTCGCCAACGGTTCCTACGAGCACGTCGGCATCGTCGAGCAGGACGTCGAACTCCTCGACGGCTGGGAGGAATGCCTCAACCTCTTCTCCCAAGGCGAACGCGACGGCCTCTCTGCCGGCGCCGTCTCGGCCCGCGCCTACGCCGACCGCGTCCTCACCTGCCGCGACCACTATGCCGTCATGCACAACCTCGGCTCGGGGATGATCGTCCTCACGCGGGAAGCCGCCGAACTCCTGCTCGCGAATTACCGCACGTCGTTCACCAGCGAGAACCGCCGCGTCTTCGCGGCGCTGACCAACATCGACATCGGAACCTATTGGGCGTTCGGGGCGAACGACCATCCGATCACGACCGACTGGGGCTTCGACCGCATCCTGGCCGAGAACGGCCTCGCCTCGCTCGCCCTCGTCCCCAACCGCGTCCGCATGCTCGATCAGGACATCGCCTCGCAGGGGCTGGCCTACGCTCAAGGCTCGACGCCAGTGGCCCTCGTCTTCGAGACCTACGCGGAACGCCTGCTGGCGATCCGATCCGCCGGCCTCGCCTTCCCGTCCTCGACGGTCTATCACACCCAGACCGGCTCCCATCTCTACTTTCCCCACCAGCTCGCCCGTCTTCGCGCGGTCTTTAATGGCGACTGGAAATTCAGGTGGACCCAGGGCTTCGGGCCGTTTTCCTACGTCGCCCAGGCCGGCGCGGAGCTGCGGCTGACCCTCCAAGGCCCGGCCGGCATCCACACGCACGACAGCCAGTTTGCGATCACCGATTCCCTGTCGGGCTTCACCACTGCCCCCGCAATCGGCCCGGAGCCGGTGTGCATCACCGTGCCCGGCTCGCTGCCCATGCACGACGTCACCCTTCGCGCTCTCAAGGACAACTCGGTCCTGCTGGCGGTCGAGACCACGCTTCCCCAATGCGAGACCATCCCGAAGCAGTTCACATGGAACGATCTCCCAAAACCCGTTTAAACGTCCCGTCGTGGCTGCGCTGGCCGCCCAACTGCTGCGAGACCTGCACCGGTCCGTGGTTCCGGCACAGCGAGTGGACGGGGACATGCAACAAGGCGTCGTCGCTCAACTACGGCGACACGACCGACGCCCGGTTCCGCTGTCAGGATTTCCAGCGGCGGGAGGGCGCATGAACAACGCTCTGATCCTCGGCGTCTCCTCGTCGCTGGGCCGCGCCCTCGTCCGCCGTCTCCATCAGGACGGCGTGTGGGTTCGCGGCGCCGACATCCGCTATTCCGGCGAGGGGCCGTTCGAGTGCGACGACTTCTACCGCACCGATCTCCGTAACCCCGAGTCGGCCGGGCTCGTACTCATGCCGCACCCGATGCACGAGCATTTCGATGCGGTCTTCAACGTGGCGACACCTCCCTTCCTGGGTGACTTGCTGCGAATTGCCTTGAACGTCTTCGATGCCGTCGTTCGCCACAAGGAACGTGTGGGCAAGCTTATTCACGCATGCGATCTGCGGGCTTCGACTCTCGTCGAGGCTTTGCGGCTTTCCTATTCGGCGGAACACGGCATCGATGCCGACGTCTATCATTGGCCTGTCGGCATCGCTGTCTCCACTACCGACTTCGCTCATGCGCTTATAAAGGCCGCCGTCGATGGGTGACCGCGCTGCCGCCGACAGCCTGATGGACAAGGCCGAGACGGTCATGAAGACCGATCTCTCGCAGGCGACCCACGCCTACCACATGTTCGACAACGCCTGCCTGACCGACCCGACCTACTGGCGGTCGTACTACCGGCAGGCCAACAACAACTCCGACCTCAAGAAGGCCCACGCCGCCATCGCCGGTTACCGCGTCGCCCTGTCGAACGGCCCGCCCGGCATCGAGCGCGCCAACGTCCTCTCCAACCTGTCCTGGCAGCTCATGCAGGTCGGCCACATTCAAGAGGCGGTCGACTGCGCCCAGCTCGCGGTCGAAATCAACCCGGAACTCGTTCACGCCTGGATCAACCTTTCCTGCGCCTATGGTATCCTGCGCAAGACCCGCTCGTCGGTCGCGGCTGCCGAACGCGCCAAGGCCCTCAAGGGCGACGACCCGATCGTGCAGATGGCGGCGACGTTCGCCTATTTCTTCGACCGCCAGTGGAGCAAAGCCTATGCCGAGTTCGAGTGCCGCTATGCTTATAAGCTGCATCACTTCCTTCACTACCCTTATCCCGCTTGGCGGGGCGAGCCCGACAAATGCCTGCTTCTCGCGTTCGATCAAGGTCTGGGCGATACAATCAGCTACGCGCGATTTCTGCCCATGGCAGCGGCACGATGCCGTCACGTGTACGTCTGCATACAACCTGAACTACAACGATGGTTCACCACGGCTTTTCTACACATACCCAACATCACCATCGTGCCCGGCCCCATTAATTTCCCAGGCGACGCCGAGTACTGGTCGACCTACATGAGCCTGCCCTACGCCCTGGGGCTCGACAACGACACCATCGAGACGACGCCGCATGTCAAACCTCCGGCTTCGACTGTTCTCTTGGCGGGGGTTCCCTGGACCAGCGTTGCGTGGAAGGTTCCCGACCGCAAGCTTCATGTGGGCGTGAGCTGGGCCGGCTCGACCGCGAACGAGATCAACCATCATCGTTCGTTTCCGGTTCAGCATCTGCTCGAACTCTACCGGGTCGAGGGCATCCAGCTTTATTCCTTCCAGGTGGACGAGCGGAAGAACGACCTCTATGAGATCGGCGCCGCCGCCCTCATAAAAGACATGTCTCCCTACATAAGAGACGTGTCGGACACCCTGGGCCTGCTCAGACATTTCGACCTCGTCATCACCTGCGAGTCTGCGCTCGGTCACATCGCGGCCTGCGCCGGCATTAAAACTTGGGTTCCCTATTCGTTCTTAGGTCGCGACCATCGGTTGGGCACCGACGGCTCGAACCCGCTCTGGTACAAGGACACGCATAGAACGTTCAACCAAGGCTCGGATCGCAACTGGGAGCCGGTGTTTGCCGAGATCGCCAAGGCTCTTCGCAAGCGGGTACCAAAATAATGCTGAAGATGTATGCCAGCGGCGTGAAGGACGGCAAGCCGGTAAAGCTTGTCATACTTGGCCTGTCTTTTAAGAACTTGGAAAAACTCAAGGAAGGACGTCCCATAAAAATCATGGGCGATACTATAGGTCTCACCAGCGATGTGGAGTTTCTTATTTTCTCTGGCGAGACCGAGCAATCGATGCACAAGGAAATGCAACAGTTCGTCGGACCGGATACAGAAGTCTATATTGATCCGAGGCTGAAATGACCATCCACCAGATTGCCGTAGGCGACCTCCCCGGCTTCAAGATGGACCTCGACCCGTCGTTCGCCCAGGACCGCACGCTCATCCACATGTTCAAGATGGGCATCCTCCCCGAGCCGGAAGTCATCGGCGCCATGATGCGGATCGTCCGCGAGAAAGACGTCGTGATCGACGGCGGCGCCTCGAACGGCTTCTTCACTTGTCTCCTGGCGAGTCTCGTCGGCGACGGCGGCAAGGTCATGTCCTACGAGCCGTCGCGGCAGGCGTTTAAACGTTTAAAAGACAACGTGGAAATAAATAATTTTGAACAGGTATTGCTGTCTCCGCAGATACTGTGGTCGGACGAGACAACGGTCGATTTCACGGAGACGCTTGATACGGGACTCAGTCACGTTGCAAACACAGCCGCTGCTCCTTCGACGTATACGGCGAGTGCAACCAAGCTCAACCGCCCTGCCCGGCTGATCAAGCTCGACATCGAGGGTTCCGAGTACGAGGCGCTCACCTCGCGCAATTACGACGGCACGCCCTACATCGTCTGCGAATTGAACGAGATGGCCCTGCATCGTGCCGGCCGGTCGCAGGACGCGTTGCGGCAGCTCATGCGCGATCGTGGTTACCAGATGTGGCAGCTCTTCCCGGACGGAACCCTGCCGCGCCTCGTCCCTTATCCGATCGCGCTGCATCCCAAGGCCATGAACGTCAATGTGCTGTTCGCGGCGATCAACGACATGGCCATGGTCTGGAAGGACGTCGATGGCTAGAGAGACCGACGAGCACTTCTTCACGTTCCATCCCGACCGGCAGATCCGCATCCGCCTGCCGGAGGGCAACGAATGCCAGAACGAGTTCCGCTCGCTCGGCGACCACAACGCCGCGCGCCGCCGGATTCTCGTCTACCGGGTGCCCAAGGACAACCCGTACTACGACCCGAATAAAAGACCGTTGTTGAAAATTCCCTTCTTGCTTTTCTCGGAGGAAAGTGTAGAGGATACTGATGAGATTCTTCTTCCCATCCTCCATGAGATCATGATGGACGCTGCCAAAAATGCCCGCAAAACTCGACCTTAGTAATCGGCAATTCGGCAGATTGTGGGTTACCGCTAAAGTAGAAAGTCGTTGGCGCGGTGATAGAAAGCGGCGTTTTTGGCTGTGCCAGTGTACTTGCGGGCGTGAGATATGGGTTGATTGTTCTAATTTGGTGATAGGCAATTCTACAAGTTGTAATATCTGCTGCAAAGGCACACATAGATTAAGCTCGACGCTGACGTATAGAGTATGGGCTAACATGCTGAGCCGCTGCCGCGATTCCAATAACGACGGTTATTACTTGTACGGAGGTCGAGGCATCAAGGTGTGCGATCGATGGATCAACTTTGAAAATTTTCACGCTGATATGGGCAATAAGCCCATAGGGCGTTCCATAGATCGTATTGATAGTGACGGTGACTATGAACCGGCTAATTGTCGTTGGGCTACTCCGAAAGAGCAGGCAGCTACTCGGCGGTCGACAAGGCTGTCCTTTGAAAAAGCCAAGCAGATCAGGCAGTTATATAAGGACGGCATGATAAAAGCGAACATTGCGAGGCAGTTTGGTGTTTCGTTCGCTGCCATCTGCCGCGTGCTGGATGGCAGTAGATGGGTATGAGTTCCGGTGTCGCCATGGAGTCCCAAGCCTGCACGTTTCCCGTGTGACACCGGGAAGTCCCGTCCATCGCGTGCGGTTGGCGGGAGGGCTGTACGCGCAGCCTGAAGGGAGGTGCCGGAGCGCGGTAGGCTCTTGAGATCCGGCATCTCCCACGTGTTAATGCCAAAATTCCACACGGCTGCGGAATTTAAAAGGGGAGACAGATCAATGGCATGGACGAAATCGGTGTATTCCTCGATGATCGATGAAATCTCTTACGACGAGGACCGCAAGGTCATGGCCGTGAAATTCTCCAAGGGCGGCCTCTACGAGTACGAGGGCGTCTCGGAGGACGTCGCGAGCGCCCTTGCCAGCGCCCCGTCGGTCGGGCAGATGTTCCTCTCCGACATCCGCAACAGCTACACGGCGAAGCGCATCCGATGAGCGAGGTCGAGCCCTTCTCCAACATGGCGACCCGCATCGCCAACAACGCCGCCGAGCCCTTCGGCGGCGCCTGCGTGATCGTGCCGCCCGGCGAGGTCGAGCCGATCGAGCTGCTCATCCTCGACGTGACGGCCGACCCCGACCCGGCGCAGTTTCTCGCCCTGGTCAAGTCGCGGATCGACTTTGCGATCATTGCGATGGAGCGTAATCTCGCTACCGCAGGCCGTCGCTAAAAATTCCGGCTGGCGTCCCCGTCTCCCCGACGCCGTTCGTCTGCCGGATGGCTGTACGCGCAGCCATGGAGGGACGTCGCGCCTTTATCCCATTCGGGCGCGGCGTCCCACGCGGCCCCGTCCCGGAATTTCCCCAATTATGGAAATAAGGGGCATCTCTGTACTTTAAGGAATTTTGACAACTCCTTGTTCCCGCAATAGTTTCTCGCCTTATGGCGGGCTGGTCCAAATCCAAGCGCACCCAGTACGAGAACGCCTTCCGCGTCTTCCTCTCGCACTGCTTCATCAACTCCAAGGAAAAGGGGTTCATGTGCCTGGGCAAGGACATGTACACCTCCCAGGAACGTTTCATCACCTTCGTCTTCGACTGCCTCGAACGCGACATCCACAACATCTTCGTCCTGAAATCCCGTCAGCTCGGCATCACCACGATCGCCCGCGCGCTCACCACGTTCTTCCTCGGAATGTTTCGCGGCCTGCCGGGCTGCCTCGTCTTCGACTCGGCCGAGAACAAGAACACGGCCCGCGACGAACTCCTGACGATGCTCGCCGACCTCCCGGTCCAGCTTCGCTTCCCCCCGGTGAAAAAAGACAACCGCGAGGGCCTCACCCTCGCCAACGACGCCCGCATCCTGTTTAAGCACGCAGGCGTTAAAAGATCGAAAAGCACGGGGACGCTGGGGCGCTCGGTGGGTCTTGCCTTCGCCCACGTCTCGGAGATCTGCTCGTTCGACTCATCGTCCGCCGAGTCCTTGATCTCGTTCAGGAAATCTCTGGCGCAGACCAACCCTGACCGGCTTTACATCTGGGAGTCGACCGCGCGCGGCTACGTCGGGCTCTGGCACGGCATGTGGCGCGAGGCGCTCGACGACCCCGAGCATTGCGGCTCCCTCTTCGTCGGCTGGTGGTCGCGGAACGACCAGCGCATCTCCCGCACCTCACCCGATTGGCGGCTCTATGGCGAGATGGAGCCGACGCTCCAAGAGGCTGAACAGATCCGCCTCGTCAAGGAACAGTACGACTTCGAGGTCACCCGCGAGCAGCTCGCGTGGTATCGGCGGCAGATCGACCCCTCGGCCCGGTCGCAGGGCGACACTGACGCCGGGTTCGAGGCCGACCCGCTCAAGATGCAGGAAGACCCCTGGACTGCCGACGAAGCGTTCCAGCAGACCGGTTCCGTCTTTTTTCTCAACCAGAAGCTCAACGAGCAGACCCAGCAGAACGTCAGCAAGGATTTCGAGGGTTATACCTACATTTGCGGCGTCGATTTCCTCCATACGCAGGTGTTCAAATCCCCCAACACCCGCATGCTGGAGCTGAAGGTCTGGGAGCCCCCCAGGCAGAACGCCACCTACGTGATCGGCGTCGACCCGGCTTACGGGTCGAACGAAAAGAACGATCACTCGTGCATTCAGGTGCTTCGCTGCTGGGCCGATGGGGTGGATCAGGTGGCGGAATATGATTCGCCCCTCATCGCCACCCACCAGCTCGCCTGGGTCATCGCCAGCCTGCTCGGCTGGTACGGTGGTCCGCCCCAGGCCGACGTACGATATATCCTCGAACTCAACGGGCCGGGCACGGCCGTCTTTAATGAATTGAACTCGCTGCGCCGCCAAGTAGAGAATGTCCACCGTGCGCCGCAGGTAGACGAGAAGGCGCTGGGCAACATCTTTCGGAACGTCAAGACGTACATTTATTCGCGGGCTGACAGCCTCGGTCCCGGTCATAACTTTCACTTTAAGACTCAGTTGCAGACCAAGATCACCTTGATGGAACGCCTGCGGGACTTCGTCCACACGGGCATCCTGCACGTGCGCTCGATCGACGCCATCGAGGACATGAAGGGTATCCGCCGCGACGGCGATTCGATAGGGGCGCCGGACGGCGTCCACGACGACCGCGTGGTCGCGCTGGGGCTGGGCTGCGAGTACTGGGATACCCGGATACGCCCCGGCCTGCTCAACATGAACCGGACCCGCGCGGCCGACGCCGCACGCGAGACGTCGAACCTCGCCGACCGTTACCGCCTGCTTAACAATGACATGATGACCCAGTTCTTCAAGTCGAAGACCCACGAGCGCGTCATGCTCAAGCGGGCCGAGCTGCGCCGGCAATGGAGAGGTCGATGAACCTTCTGCATACGACGCTCGTTGAAAACGATTTTCATTCGGCGGTCAGCATCAGCCCGACGCATATTACCAACTTTTATCCGCATCATTTGTACCCGGACAAGACTGTTATCTGGATAGCAGGACAAGGTCATCCTCTTCTCATCGAGAAGCTTTATGAAGAATTGAAAACGTGGATGGATGCTCTCGAAGTCAACGTTGCCAGCGACAAGCCCGGTAAAAGCAATTCCATTGTTCAGCCTGCCAAATTGGATTGGGGAAAGTGATGCGCTTCAAGGTGCGCTGCTCGGCCTGTCAGGAAAAGTTCTCGTCCACCATTTGGCCGCCCAAGGCATGCCCCAACTGCGGCGTGACCAACGACGATCTTGACGATAACGACGAGATCTGCATGCCGTCGATTCGCTCGATGCGGATGGCCACGACCGACAAGGTCTACCGGGACATGGAGCGCGCCTCGGAAGAGCGCGTGCATAAGGCGGCCGAGATGGCCGGCGTGCCGGCCTCGGAGATGGCGGACCTGAAGATCACCAACCTCAACGACCGGCGCGATGCGGAGATTGCCGCCATGCCGGTCAAGAACGAGGTGTCGCAGGCGCTCGAACAGAAAGGTCCATGGGGCTTTCAGGCGAACGCCTCGGCGTTCACCGGCTCGGTGGCCTCGGGCGCGGTCGTCGTCGGCGGCAAGCCGACCGGGCAGTTCGTCGAGCCGCGTAAGGGCATGCGGACGCTAAACCTCATTAAAGACGGGCACCAGTCATGATCCCTGACATCCCGACCGACAAGATCAAGCTGACCAAGTTCATCCTCGACCTCGTCGAGACCTGCCGCGCCTCGATCGGTTTGCGGTCGGCCTACTACCGCATGCTGCACGGTATCGCCGAGACCGGGCGCTACGACGGCACGAAGTCTCTCGTCAACATGATGTATGCGCACCTGACGCGCACGGCTGCTATGCTGTTCTCGCCCGTCGAGCTGGAGTTCAAGTGCGCGTTCGCGCGCCCTGTCCCGCCCGACGTGCAGAAGAAGGGCCATGCCTTTGCGCATCAGGTGACGGAACTCTGGGACAATAACAACATCGACATGGAGTTCGGCCGGGGCGTATTTGAGGCGCTCAAATACGGCGCTTGTTTCCTCAAGCAATGGCCGCAGATGGAAGGCGAGATTGGCAAGGAGTACCCGACCTATCATTCGAAACTGGTGATGCCCTGGCAGTTCGGCGTCTACCGCGAGGACGAGAACAAGCTGGAAAATCAGGAGGTCTTGTGCGAGACGTCGACCTTGTCCATGCCGGAGGTCTGGTATCGCATTCACAAGTTCTCCGATGCCGAGACCCTCTTCAAGCGGATCAAGACCCACGCCCGCAAGGGAAACTCCGACTACGAGCCGTCGTCTTTTTTCCATCAGGTGCTCAGCACCAACCAGCTCAACACGACCGGGCAGGCGGGCCTCGTGCGTCCCGGCGGCATCGTCAACCTTCAGAACGATCCCGTCACGGCCATCATGGGACCGGTGCTCAATGTCGACGTCGTGCAGATGCACGAGATATGGGTGAAAGCGGACGAGAACCGCTACGTCACGCTTCAGTTGATCGAGCCGGACATCCTCATCAGCAAGTTCAAGCACGACAACCTGCTGATCAGTAGCGAGACCGGCAATGGCAACATCCACCCCTATACCCTCATTCAGCCCAATGAGGTGTCGAGCTGGATCTGGGGCCGCTCCGAACTCGTGGACATCGTCGAGCCGCAGCAGCTCCTCTCGACGTGGATGGACGACGCCAAGCGTCTCCTGGGGCTGCAGATCGATCGCTTCCTGGCGATCATCGGTGAGGCGGGATTATCGGATGAGGTCTACGGGCAAGCGCGGCTCGCCGGCTACATGAACATCTCCTCGCCGACGACCAAGATCGAAGACTTGACCCCGGACATGCCGGAGCAGCTTCTGCCCATGATCAAGTTCATCATCGAGACCATCAACACCTTGGGCGGCTTCCCGCCCATCCTGCAGGGCCAGGGCGAGGCCGGCGTGCGCGCGGGCGTGCATGCCGAGACCCTGGTGAAGACCGGGTCGCCGACCCTGCGCGACCGCGCGCTCTTGGTCGAGCGCCAGTGCGCGTCGGCGGCCGACAAGACCGGCACGATCATGGAGGCGAAGGAGGAGCAGTTCTACTGGTCCGACGGCGACACCGTCGACCAGATCAACAAGACGCTGTTTCTGATCTCGCAGCTTCCGCCCTGGTGGAAGATACAGGTCGACAGCCACAAGTCGTCGCCGATCTTCGCCAACGAGTCAGGGCAGCTCATCTTCGCGGGCGCGAAACTCGGCTGGGTCGATGGCGAGTACGGGCTCGACAACATGCCCTTCCCGAACAAGGAAATGGCTCAGCAGCGGCTGCGCGCGAAGGAGAAGCAGCAGGCGGCCCTGATGCAGGAACTCTTGAAGCGTGACCCGGAGGCGCTCGAAAAGATCATGGCCAAGAAGGGCGGGCACCACTAGCCGATGCGCGGCCCGACGATTGGCATCCGGCCGCCCATGATGGCCTGCTGCTTGGCGCGCTGCGCAGCCTGCTGCAGCTCGGGGTCGCTGCCCATTTCCTTCTGGGTGATGGCGGTGATTCGCAACTGGCGAAGCCCGTTCTCGACGTGGACGCGCTGCGAGCGTTCGAGGTCTTCGACCATGACGGCGTGAATGTCGCCGTAGATTGTGACGCGTTGACCGTAGTCGTCTTCGGTCATGCCTCCTTCACGGAGATGCCCTCGGGCTTGCTCGGCGCTTTCTTCGCTGTTGAACAGCAGTGTCCACATGGACGCCGCCGGCCCAAACATGACAGTCAAGCCGTACATCGTTCGCGCCTCGCCATCATCTGCAGCCGCTCCTTGGTGAGATCGAGGTAGTCGAACGGCCCGCGCGAATCGAGCCAGATCTTCAGCTCGCCGCGATGGATGCGCATCACGCGGCGGTCGCCGCTGACGTTATATCGAAAAAGATGGACGCGCGGTCCCAGACCCTCGTGGATCAGGTTGTAGAGGGTCTTGTAGTCGATCCCGAGCAGGCGTGACACCTGCTTGATGGTCAGGAACTCGGCGGCCGAGTCTGCTGAGTCTGCCATGCCTTTCGTCTTTAATTCGAAACGAGATGCCAAGTCAATACCGAATCGCCCTCGATATACAACAGCTTAGTCTTTAACGCCCACACTATGATGACGTCCGCAAGTGCAACGCTGTGATAGGAGGTTCTCATGGTGACGCGTTACAGGCGTGGCCGTCGGCGCGGCCGACGGTAAGCAAAGACGGCCGGTTATCCGGCGGCCAAGATGCCAGCCCCAGCACAGCCCGGAGCACCTCCCGCCCAAACGCCCATGGGCCAGTCATCCGCTGTCCAGGCGACTCCTAATCGCGGGATGGAGGCGGCTGCAGGGCAAAAGCTGGGGCTCGTCTTGAATTTATTGGTAATGATGGTGCCGCAAGTCGGCGTGAACTCGCCGCTTGGCAAGGATCTTATCGACACCATCCAGAAGCTGGGCAAGCACGTGCCCCCCGGATCGGTGTCGCCGGCTTCCCAGCAGAACGACATCCAGAACCTGCAGATGCGCAATGCGCAGCAGAACCAGCAGATGCAGGCGATGCGTCAGCGGCAGATGCAGGGCGCCATGGGTGGAGGTGGCGGGCCGCCCGGTGGGGGTGGCGAGGCGCCTCCGGGGGTGGCCGCATGAGCAAGAAGCTCTTCGAAGACATGACGACGTCGGAGGCCGTGCATCCGTCCGCATCGTCGGCTGAGCCGTACATGCGCTCGAAGCAGGACCTCAAGGATCTGTTCGAGAACGAGGCGTCGCTGCCCGGACTGCGCAAGTACCCGAACGGCGTGGTGAGCGTCGAGCGCCCGCGCCGGGGTCACGATTACTGAGGAGACTGACATGGCCAATTTCGACATCTTTCGCAACAACGCCAAGTCCATTCCGACCAGCGACGGGCAGATCGTGCGCGTCGACATGGAGGAGCTGGAGATCGGCGGGCGCAAGTCGCATCTGCCGTCGTCCTCAAAATCCGAATCGATGGCGCTCTCGCACGTGCCGAATGCTGGCACGAATGTCGGGACCGGAGTGAAGTAAATGGCGGGCAAGATCCTCGAAGTCACCGAGGAAGCCTGGAACCGCGCGGTGCAGATCGAGGGCGCGCTCGCCAAGATCGTCAACAACTCGCAGGCCAAGCTGCTGCTTCAAAAGGCCCACAAGCTCGCCGATCCGACCGCGATTACCCCCGAACTCGACCGCGAGAATGCCGAGAACGATCGCGTCGCGGGCATCAAGAAGGAGTTCGACGAGTACAAGGCCGAGCAGGCGAAGCTTGCCGCCGAAGCCGAGCAGCAGCGCAAGATCGCCGAGCTGAGCCAGAAGATCGAGACCGGTCTCGCCGGCCTGAAAAGCCGGCATCATCTCACCGACGAGGGCGTCGCCGCCGTCCGCAAGATCATGGACGAAGAAGGCATCCTCAATCCCGAGACTGCTTACGCGGCCCTCGAAAAGCGGCATCCGCCGCAGGATCTGCTCACGCCCCGTGGCAACACGTCGTGGAATTTCATGGCCATCGACGACAAGGACGCGGGCGCGGACTACGCCAAGAAGCTCATCGACACCAAGGGTAAGAACGATCTCGTGCTTGATCGCGAGGTTTTCGCTGCGCTCAACGACGTGCGGGCGCGCTGACTGAGGAGATGCTCACGTGCCGCTTCCCGGTATAGGCGTCGCGCCGCCTGCAGGCGCATTGTATTCAGAGCTGACGGCAGTTACCCGTCGAGCATTTGTCCCCCGTCTTTTTGTGCAGATTTATTTCGCCTCGCCTAGCCTGTTCTACATGACCGGCAACGCGCAGCGCGCGGCCGGCGGGCTCAACCAAGTCACCATCCCGGCCCAGGGCCAGTCGATGGTGCAAGGACAGTTCACCAACTATGGGGGCGGGTTCAACTCGCCGGTCATCACGCCCGGCATTCAGAACCTGCAGTTCAATCTAGCCTACTGGGTCGTGCCTGTACCCCTACCGTTTGGAGAGTCAGTCCTCCAGGCGACCGACCGTGAGATTTCCGTTCTTAAGGCGCGGATGAACGACGTTTACGCGGTCACGCGACAGAACATGGCCCGTCTTTTATATACCAACAATGCCGCCAATCCGACCTATCCAGACTCCTTCCAGAACGCCTTCGACGCCGGCACCAACTTCCCGACCTACGGGGGTGTTAACCGCAACGTCGCCGGCAACTCGGCGTTCCAGGGGCAGTACATCAACCTCAACTCAGGGACGTTCTCGCAGGGCACCGCCGGCTTCACGCGGGCCGGCATGTCGAACCTGCTCTCCTACGTGACCGACAACGCGGGCGGCGAGGCGCCGACCTTCGTTGTGATGTCGCCCGGTGACTACGCCACCTTGAACAACACCTTCCAGGCTATTGAAACGCAGTTCGTCAATCCGGGCGGCTCGTATTCGATGGATACCGAGGTCCGATCGTCCTTCCCGAATCTTGTCATTGCGGGAATCCCGATCTTCGCCGACCACTTCTGTCCGAAGGGGAACGTATTCGGCGTCAACATAAAATACACCAGCTTCTACATGAGCGAGGACGCCGCCTTCGACTTCAGCGGGTTCTATTCTCTTGTTCCGTTGGGACAGATCGGCCAGCAGGGCGTCGTCGTGTGCGGTTACGACGTGCTCACCGCCAAGCCGTCCAGCGGATTCTGGGGCTACAACCTGCAGGGCGCGGCCTTCTGATAGGAGTTTGTTAGATGCCTGCCTTCATTTCCGGTCCCGGCGTCGGCCTTCCGATCCCGCAGAACCTTTATCCGACGTCCTTGTTCAACGCGCCGCAGGATTCGGCGAGCAACAAGCTCGCTCTGGCGCCGGGCGATGCCATCGTCATTCCGGCCGGCGACTGGTATCTTACAGGCGGCCAGTACTGCATTCTGCAGTATCTCGACCCCATCACCAACGTGTGGCAGATTCTTTCGACTTGCGCCTGGGAAGGCGGCCTCAAGCACATCTCGTCGGACGGGTTCAACTTCCGCATCGCCAACATGACCGGCTGTCCGGTGACGGCCTCGATTACGGCCTACGGGTCCAACTATGTGCAGGCAACGACGCAGATCACGCCGAACATCGGCACCTCGACGTGGCTGCCGATTATCGGCGGGCAGGTTACGGCTTCTGTTACGTCGGCTGGTGCCGGTTATGCCCTGCCACCGTTGCTGATTCTTCCGCCGCCGCCGTCGGCGGCAGGAAATCCCAATGGAGTGGGTGGCATTCAGGCATCGGCGTCGGCTTGGCTGGCTGGCGGCACGATCTCGACGGTGTCGATCACCAATCCGGGCGCCGGCTATCCGTCGACATTCACGGTGACGGCTGTTGCGTCGCCGTTCGATCCTAACCTGAACGCTGGAATTACGCTGGGCACGGTGGTGTTCTCGCCAACTGGAGCCGGCTCACTGACAGGCGTACTTTGCACCAATCCAGGCTCGGCTTTGGCAGCAGCTCAGATTGGCTCGCTGACTTTGACGGTATCAGGAGCTGGGACAGGCGCATCGGTCGTGCCCAACGTCATGCAGTCTATCGTGTCCTCCAGCGTGTCGGGTACGGGAGCCGGCGGCGGTACGCAATCGGGCTCAACGAGTGGCGGCGTTCCGGCGCAGGGAACGATCACGAACAGTCCTGAATTTCTCTTTCTCGCGTTCCGACCGCGCCCAGCTATGATCACCTATCCGTCGCTGACAACCGGCGCGGTAGGATTTGTTATTGATGGCGGTTTGTTTATGTCAGCTCCTACTGTCGTGCA